GCTGTTGCAATATGTTAACAACAGGAAAATAATGGGCGCTATGTATCTTAAAAGGCTTCTAAAACGTTTCACGATGCAAAAATAACTTATATTTCCCATTTATGTGTATGTAATAACGTAAAAGCTTTATTATAAATACATTACAAATATGCTAATTCGTTATTTGCATGTTTTTTGCTCGTTTTGCAATATCTTTTATCATTTTATGGTTATACAACAGCGCACCTTGTACCATCCTCTTATGTCAGATACGTCCACAGTAAAATCGGCATAATTTGGATTTACAGAGCGGCATATTATTTTTGTCGCGTCTTCCTTTATGGGGAGAACGTTTTTTATGATAGCACCATTTATGGTATCAAGGACATAGGTGCATCCCCATTCTATGAAAGATTGCTCGTTAATACGCTGTACAAAAACTTTAGAGCCACTTGGATATTCCGGCGACATGCTGTCTCCATTGACAGGCACGGCAAGAGTAATATCTTTTAAGGGGCAAAGCACCTTTTCACAATCAAACTCTTTTAACTGACTATCAAAATCGTCAGGAGTGCCACCCTGTGCGGCAATCGGAAGCAATGGCACTATGTAACCCTTTGCATCTACAGGCTCTTCTTCATCTTTAATCATAGTGCCTTTGCCTGTCGCAAACCACGCTATATTTATGTCGGGGTACATACCCTCAATAGTTCGCGCTATTTTTCGTGAAACGTTTTTGCAGTTATAAAAGTGTGCATTGCTTAATCCCATGCTTTCTGACCATTTAGCTAAAGGCATTTTGTAATAACGAGCTACTTCTTTCGCTCTTTCTATTAACGTATCCATATTTTATTAAAAATAATATAAAAAATAATATATTCTTAGCGTTATTAAAAAATTCTTAGTAATTTTGTGGCGTAATACAAAAGCGTATCGTTTCACATCGCAAAAGTATTAATAATATATTAATTTATATATAATTTTAGAGTTAAAAAATGATAATGACAGGACAAGAAGACAAAGAACGGGCTGTTTTAGAAAAAATAGCCTTTTACATGGAGCATGGTTATAAGAAGTCAGTGGCCGTGCGGAAGGTGATGGTTGACTTTTCGTATGCAACAGAAGCTTCAATATATGGAATATTGCGGCGAAACAAAAATAACAACAATGGTAAATAGCTGCCCAGACGTAACCCCCAAAGGACGCTACACAATAAAAGAAGCAGCATCAAAGCTTGAAGTAAGCGCGACAACTATATATCGGTACATTAAGAGCGAGATGATTTCTTGCTTGGTACGTCCTAATGGACAGCGCATTATTTTGGGTTCGGAAATAACCAGATTTTGGGGAGGGGAATATATATAAATTAAGGTGTTATGGATAAAAAGATACAAGAAGCCATTGAACTTTTGACGCAACATGGCTACGAGGTTTTACCTCCGCAAGCCCAGGAGCCACAAGAAAAAGAGGACATCCTAAAAGATTTTGTTGTATGGTGGAACCTTTACAACAAAAAAAGAGGGAAAGACAAGTGCTTAAAGAAATGGATGCGTATGTCAAAAAAAGACAGACAAGCCTGCCTCGCAGCTACGCCAGCGTATGTTCAGACAATAACAGCAAAACAATACCAAAAAGACCCTTTTACATATATAAATGGTCGTTGTTGGGAAGACGAAATAATAGACCCGTATGGAGATATTCAACAACAGCAACAACAGCAACAAATGCAAACAGCCATCGGATTTGCCACAAAGGCAGCAGCAATCATTAGTGCCGATTAATATTGGTCAGATACTCACTAAATATCCGTTGGTAAGCAAACGTTCCGAGCCTATAAGCTCTCTATCTGAAGCAGTACAGAATGATAGTATGTGTCTAAGCAAGATAGACCGCGAGATCGGCGAAGGCATTACTTTAAAATGGATAAAAGCACAGCTAATAGATGTGTTGACATTATGCGGAGCATTTGCCGTAACCAATGAAAGCCAAGTGATTATTGTCGCCAGACATATACGCAAGAAATATTATTATCTTACAATGTCCGAGCTGACATATTTCTTTGAGTCGTTTATTAATGGCAATTATGGTATGCTGTATGTTGGAAAAACAATTAATCCGCAAATAATATTACAGGCAGCACGTTCCTTTGAGTCTGACGTGATAAGCATCCGGGCACAAAAAGAACGTGATAACGCTGAACAACGGAAGCAAAAAGAAAAGAATGTAGGCATAAATGGATGGAAGATGTATTGTCAAAAAGAAGGATTGACTGACCAAACAATGCCTATGCAAAAGTTTTTAAAGACGTTAAAGAAGAGTTTAATATTAAATAAGTAGTACAACAATGAAAATCGAGCTTAAATCAATGATGCTCCAAAATTTTAAAAAAGTGCGGAGCAAGACGGTTGATTTTGGTCACAGCAACATTATAAGTGGCGGCAACGAGACAGGGAAAACCACGATATATGATGCTTATCTTTGGTGCCTATTTGGCGTGACAAGTCGGCCTAACACAACTATTCAACCGTTAGATAACAACAATAATGTTATCCATAAGATAGAAACATCTGTTACACTTGTGGTTAATTACAACGATGAGCGTGATATAAAGATAGAGCGTCGCCTTTCCGAAAGTTGGAAAGGCAAGGACACGGCAGAAGAGAAATTTATGGGCACTACACAAGCACGACTTGTTGACGATGTACCTTATTCGGTTTCTGCTTTTAAAAACAAACTTAACGATTTATGCAATTTCGATGAGTGGTTTATGCTTTCTAACATTAATCTTTTTTGGACATACAAAGTTGATGTTAGACGTAAAATACTTATGTCTTTAGCTGGTGATATAAACGAAAAAGAGTTAATGCGCGATTATCCTGCTGTATATAATGGTGTAGTAAAAGAGAAAAAGGACATAGCAGATATGCTTGTACAACAGAAAACGACACGCAAGAAAGCTAATGACGAATTACAGCTTATACCGGCAAAAGTACAGGCACAGGACACTTTAAAGGTTAGTGAAGATTTTGATATGCTTGAATCGGAAAAAGTGACAGTTGACGCACAAATTGCTAACATTGAGGCAAACTTGCAAGGTGTTGTAACCGAAAGCTTGGAAATGCAAGAATATAAAAATCGTATTGCCGAGCAGGAAAAGAAGAATCAGACCGCTCACAAAGCGTGGACAAAAGCACACTTTGCGGAGGTTGATAATATATTCAAGCAAGTAAGCGAAGCGTCTGAGGCCTTGCGCACCGCTACAGCATCGCAGAAAACAAACCTTGATGCAAATATCCAGAATAAGGCTAAACTTGCAACGCTAACCAATGAGTTTAACGATTTAATGCAACAATGGAAAGATGTTAACGAAAAGGAATTTAGCTACGCACAAACAGATATTTGTCCCGTTTGTGGTCGTCCTTATACGGACGAAATGAAGGAGCAGGAATATGCTAACGCCGTAAGTGAGTACAATACAAACAAGGCTTCTAAGCTCATGGAAATACAGAACAAGGCAACTGAAAAGCATGGGCAAATAACAGTAATAAAAGGCTGTATTAATACATATGAACAAGTAACAGCCAACACAGACAAGAAAGATGTTGCTGCTAAACAAGAAACATACAATGCCTTGGTGCGAAAACGTTCAGAAATACAGACACAGACGTGGGAGACATCAGCAGAATATGCCGAGACTATAAAAGAGATAAACGCCATAAAAGCAACAGAACCAAAGCCTGTTGTTGATGCAACTGTGGAAGAGAACAGACAAAAGAAGAAAGAACTTACTGCCAAGCGTGACGAGCTTATAAAACGTTTGTCGGGCCGTGATACAAACAAACGTATCGAAGAAGAAAAAGTAAAGCTTGACAAGCGCTCACGGGAACTTGCACAAATAGTAGCAGATTGCAACGAGTTTATTAGGCAAATAAAAGAGTACAAAAAAGCAAAAATCTCGATTGTAGAAAGTAAGGTTAGCTCTTATTTCTCGCTCATACGTTGGAAATTCTACGAACAGAACACAACCAATGACGATGAGAAGGAAATATGCACTGCTATTGACCACAATGGTGTTGATTACAACAATACCAATGACGGTACGGTTATCAACATGGGCATAGACATAATCAACGGCATAAGCAAGGCAAAGGACATATATGTGCCTCTCTTTGTTGACCGCAAGGAGTCGGTAGAAAATGCGCTGCCATCAGAACAACAGGTTATCTACCTACAATGCAAGTATGGAGAACCATTTAAAATGGAAAATGTATAACAATATCAAATTAAAATAATTATGAGCAACAACAGTATTACGGTTTCACAGCCTACAACAGCTCTCAATATGTTTGCTAATCAAGAGAGCTTTAACACTGGTTACAAAATGGCACAGGTGCTTTCTGCGTCAACCATCGTTCCACGTACATTTCAAAACAATGTCGGTAATACGATGATAGCGATAGATATCGCGCAGCGTTTGCATACAAATCCGTTGATGATAATGCAAAACATATACATTGTCTACGGACAACCGGCATTTACAGCTAAGTTTCTTATCGCTTGCATTAATGCAAGTGGATTGTTTGCCACGGCTCTTCGCTACGAGTTCGTTGGTGAAAAAGGCAAAGACACATGGGGTTGCTACGCTTTTGCGATTGACAAACAAGGGGAAGTACTCAAAGGTTCTACCGTAACAATCGCACAGGCGAAGCAGAAAGGTTGGTACAACCGTGACGGAAGCAACTGGCTTGCTGACCCTGAACAAATGTTACGTTATCGCGCTGCTACACGTTTTCAAACGGCCTATTGCCCTGAGTTGTCATGCGGTCTTGCAACAAAAGAAGAACTTGAGGATGCGGACTACACAGAAATAACGTCCGATAACATTGATCAGCTTTCCGCAGAAGAGAAGCTTGCTCAGACACAGGAGAAAGAACAAAAGGAGGCAAATTCTCAGACGATGGGCATGAACACAGGAAGCAAAACTGCAACCTTAGACAACAATTCCGCAGGAGCTGAACAGACAACAAATGCAAGCGCATCCGCAAACAAACCTCAACCTATGGGCAAACAAGAAATGCCGAATCTATTCAAGCAGTAATAAAGCTTCAAATCTTCAATAACAACAACAAAGGTGGAGGAGTGGGAATATTTCCTGCTCCTCTATTATATAATAATGTATAAAGCAATATGACAATAACAGTACTTGGTTCTGGCAGCTCAGGCAATGGATATGTAATACAGCATGAAAATGAAGCGTTAATAATAGAATGTGGCGTAAACTACAAATATGCCGTTGAAGCACTCAGCGGTAATGTCGGCAAAGTCAGCGGTTGTCTTGTAACACATAGTCATGGCGACCATGCTGGGTTTATGCATCAATATGCAAAAGCATTTAATGTATACGCAACCAAAGGAACATTAGAAGAATGCAACATTAGACCTAACACGTTCCATTACTGTGCGATACTGATGCTTCGCGAGTTTAAAGTTGGCAATTTCGTTGTAAAGGCTTTTGACACGGAGCATGACACGAAAGAGCCGTGTGGCTTTATTGTCTATCACAAAGAAATGGGCACCATGCTCTTTATTACTGATACGCATCATGTTAGATATAAATTTGACTTCCCTTTGGATTACATCTTAATAGAATGTAATCACACGGATGAGCTTGTAGACAACAGCGTAAAAAATGGCGTTATTCCTCGCAAGGTGGGCATACGCGCCAAAGCAACACACATGAGCTTAGAAAGGTGCATAGAATGTTTAAGGGCGTGTAATACGAGCCATGTCAAAGCAATAATACTTATACATATTTCGGCAAATAATGGCGATAGGTTGGCGTTTCGCAAAGCAGTGACACAACACACAGGTAAGCCTGTTTATTGCGCCACAAAAGGCTTTAAACTTGAATTAATGAATACAATATTATATTAATAAAAATAGTGATATGAACGAGCTTATTAAAATTACAGAACGCGATGGGCGTAGGGCTGTAAGTGCAAGAGAACTGCATCAGTTCTTGGAGAGCAAACAGGATTTTTCTACTTGGATAAAAGCACGGATAGAAAAGTATGGATTTGTTGAAAATCAAGATTTTGTTACAGCTCCACAAATTTATGGAACTGCAAATGGAGGACATTCTACAAGAATGGAGTATGCTTTGTCTGTTGACATGGCAAAGGAGTTGTCAATGGTTGAAAACAACGAACGCGGTCGTTTGGCTCGCAAGTATTTTATTGATTGCGAGAGAGCTGCCAAGGAGCAGATGCGCGTCCCGACAAACTTTGCCGAAGCATTGCGCCTTGCTGCTGAACAACAGGAGAAGATAGAAGCACAACAGAAAGCCATACAGCAATCGGCACGAGAGATTGTTGCATTGAGCGACCAGATAACCGAAATGCAGCCTAAAATCAGCTATTACGACAAGATACTGGCAAGCAAAGCTACATTGACCGTCACACAGGTGGCGCAAGACTATGGAATTTCGGCAAAGGCTTTCAACATCCTTCTGCGCAACTTTGGCATACAGCACAAAGTGAATGGGCAGTGGATTTTGTACGCCAAATATATACGGCAAGGCTACGTTCACAGCAAGAGCATTGATATTGTCCGGCATGATGGTCGGCATGAAACTAAGTCTAATACGGAGTGGACTCAAAAAGGACGGCTATTTCTTTACGGCGAACTTAAAAAACATGGTGTGTTACCGCTTATTGAACAGAATTAAAAGTACAAACGTATTACTTTAAAAAAACTTAAAAACTAAATATGCACTAAGAAATGTTTTGCTGTACGATAAGAAAATATTAATTTTGCAATGTAAAAACTAATAAAAACAATATAAGAGATACAGCAATGATGCAACTTAACAAAAGAGAAATAAATACACTTTGTAACCGAAAGAAAAAGGTTGCCAAGTTGGCGGACGACATCAAAGCCTACTTTGAAACGACTGATGAAATGTCCTTGCCCGATATAGAATGTACTGTTGTAGGTTACAGCGAGATGGGCGCAATTGAAACACATGACCTTAAAGATAACAAAGGAAATGTGTATGGTTTTAAGGCAAAGGTTGACGGCAACGAATACGATGTAAAATACATTGAAGAAGATGATGATATCTATTTTGTCGGTTGGGAAGAGTTAGAAGAGGAAATAAGGTATCAACGCCGTAGGTTAAATAAAGCATGGCGCATATTTAAGTCAGAAAATCCTGACGCAGAACTTGAACGTGACGACGAGGAAGATTAATTGTTTACACGGGGGTAGGCAGCAGCTACCCCCCCCTACAACATAAAATATTAACTTTGCAAAAAAAACAAAAGATTATGGCAAAGGGTGGAGGTTCAACAAGAACAGTAAGCGCAAATAATGCAAGTGCAAGTAGGACAAACAGCAGCGCGAGCGCAAGTACAAAATATAATGCTGAGTATATCAGTGCAAAAACAAAAGAAATAAATAGTTTTAAGCTGCCAAAGCAAAACGATTCTGAATATATACGCATTAAGGATGTAGAATATCGCATAAGCCATCAGAGCACATACGACAAAAGACATATAGTTGACATTGTTAGAACATCAGATGGATATTCTTTAGGTCGTGATGTGTTTACAAATAGTGGTTCTTATGGTATGGCGACTACAAGAACAAAATCACAGGTTCAAAAGGCAATACGGGAAGAGTTGCTAAGATTGTTAAATAAGTAAACATGTACATCAAAAATAAACATGTTGAAAACAAATGTAATTATACAGGATAATTTGGCTTAACAAAACTAATATCCTGTATATATTCACAGTCATAGATTAATAGAATATTAAATTTTTATTTAGTCTCCAAAAATATCTCAAGAAAAATTTTGTGCATCACAGAAGATTTTATAATTTTGTGGTGTCAAATAAATCTACGAGGAGTTTAACAAGGCTCTTTCGTTCTCCCGAGAGGGCATTTTTTATGCCTAATCGTTTTTTCGGAATAAGATACAGGTGTATCGTCCCTTGCATACGTTGTAATGGCGTGTGCGTGCTTTTCGTAGAGGCATTTGACAAAGGGTAGCGGTACACTCTTTTTTTGTTGTATCAACCCAACAATATATTAACGTCAAAAAATCTACGAAAATGAACGACGTAAAAATTTTTAATTCTCCTATGTTTGGAGAACTCCGTGTTACACGGAACGAGAAAGGCGAGTTGCTTTTCTGTCTTAAAGATGTATGCGACTCGCTTGGGTTGCAAGTTGGAGCAACAGCTAAACGATTAGAGCAACAGGTCATTAGTTCAATTAATGTCCTTACCAATGGTGGAAGTCAACAAATGTACTTCGTCACCGAACCCGACCTCTACCGTTGCATCTTTCAATCTCGCAAGCCTACAGCTCGCAAGTTTCAAGATTGGGTATTCAACGAAGTTCTGCCTTCGCTTCGCACAACAGGCGCATACGTTGTGACTAAAGAAGAAGACAGCGAGGAAGACATAATTGCCCGTGGCTTGATAGCAGCCAAGGCGGCACTCGCACGACGTGAGCAGCGCATCAAAGAGCTTGAATGCGAAAACAGCCAAAGCAAACAAGTTATCGAAGTACAAAGCGAGCGTATCGCCAAGGACGCACCAAAGGTAGAATACTACGACCAGACGCTTGCTGCCGAGAATATGCTGACTACACGGCAGATTGCAAATGAGCTTGGCATAGCACCTAATGAGTTGCACAACAAATTGCAACAACTCAAAATCATCTTCCGTCAATCCAACCAATGGCTGATGAACAAGCCTTACAGCACATGGAAGTTGCACGGCACACGAACCTACACCTATTACGACAGACATAAAGATGTAACTTACGCCAAGCCATATCTGGTTTGGAGTCAACGAGGCAGACGTTTTATTCTCGCACTTTACAAAAACAATTTTAATGTAAAGCTCGCTATCTCTGACATCAACGGCAAAACCGTCAAAGAAAATCCACACACTTCAACCCTTTAAACACGCATAACAATGGAAAAGAACTCTATAAACAACAATAAGGAGAATGTATCAATCAGTGATACAACCAACAACATGCTCGCCTTACTACGGGATTTCATACAACTACAGAATAGATTAATTGTTGTTTACGACGGCGAAGTAGGAGGTGAGAACGTTATCGAGGCTTCGGCTGAACTATATCGCCTTATGCAAGACGCAATAACGGTTAACATCTGCGAAACACTCACAGAAACACAGGCAGCTCAGTTGTAATATAACACACATTTAAAGGGTACGCACGGCAAGAACGTAGCGTACCCTTTTTGTTTACACAGAAAATTATAAATCCCTATAAACCTCGTTTAATCTGCTTAACTTTGCTTTAAATCATTATAAAATCGTTTTAACATGGCAAAAAAGCAGAATAACACGCTTAACGAACTGGGCGTTAAAGAACGAATAAGCCTAAGTTGCCTGGAGCTTAACGAAGGGCAGATAGTTGGCATACCAAAGAACCCTCGCTACCTTAAAGGTGAGGAGCACGACAAGCTAAAGAAGTCGCTTAAAGACTCGCCGGAGCTGTTGCAATACAAACCGCTCATGGTGTACGCAATCGAGGGTGGCAAGTTTGTCGTAGTCTGCGGCAACATGCGCTTACGAATCTGCCAGGAACTGCACGATGAGGGCGTGGAGGGTTTCGATGCGCTGCCTTGCTTTATACTTAACAAGGACGTATCCATTGCCAAAATTAAAGAATACGCCATCAAGGACAATGTCCAGGCTGGCAACTGGGACTGGGACGAGCTTGCCAACGGAGATTGGGAGATAGACGATTTGCAGGACTGGGGCGTTGATTGCTCGTTCTTGACCGACACGGAGCCAGTCAAAGAAATGTCGGAACGAAAGGAAACCGAGGACGACGAATACGACGAGGACGAGCATGAGATAGAAGCGAAATGCAAACTCGGTGATATCTGGCAACTTGGCAGACATAGACTTATGTGTGGCGACTCTACTGACGCATCGCAAGTCGCTAAACTGCTCGGGGGCACAAATATTCAACTATACTTGACAGACCCACCTTACAATGTGGCTTATGGTTATGATGGTGCAGCAACAGAAGGACACCGTAAAGACGGATTGGTTGTTCTGAATGACAAAATGGACAACGATAAATTCGAGGAGTTCTTGACAAACGCATTTAACGCTGCCAATGCTAATATGGAGAAAGGCGCTTCGTTCTATATATTCCACAGCGACGGCTACTCATATTGGTTTAGAAAAGCCCTTATCAACACGGTAGATCTGGAGCTACGAGAAAATTTGATATGGGTAAAGAACTCTATGGTACTCGGAAGACAAGACTACCAATGGCGACATGAACCTTGTCTTTATGGTTGGAAAAAAGGAGCGAGCCATAATTGGTTCAGTGATAGAAAACAAACGACCGTTATGGAGTTTGACCGACCGACAAAGAGTGTCGAACATCCGACCATGAAACCTATTCCGCTCTTCGCATATCTTATTCAGAACTCATCACAGGAAGGTTGGAATGTATATGACAGCTTCGGAGGTAGCGGCACGACTATAATGGCGTGCGAACAACTCGACAGAAACGGTTTCTCGATGGAGCTTGACCCTCATTATTGTGATGTAATAATCAACCGTTGGGAAACTTACACAGGGAAAAAGGCTGAAAAAATCACAGTTTAACTACATAATTTAAAATTAGAAATGATAGAAAAAGTAAATCCACAACATCCCGACAAAGTCGCAGACCGCATTGCAGGTGCCATCGTTGACCTTGCTTACACTAAGCAGAATAATCCCAAAATTGCCGTTGAAGTCCTTATCGGACATGGCGTAGCTAACGTTATTATCGAGAGTAGCGAAAAATTCTCGAAAGAGGAGATTGGCTGCATCGTGGAGCGTATCACTAATTGTGACAACCTGCGGCTGAATCTTGTGGTTAAGCCACAAGACGCGCACCTTGCAAAGAACCAAGATGGTATTATCCGCTGCGGTGACAACGGAATCTTCAAGGGTATGCCACTCACTGACGAGGAGTGGGAGTTAAGTCAGATTGCTCGCGGTATCTACGAACGATACCCGTCGGACGGCAAATATATCTTGGGCGGCGATGATCTGGTGATATGCCAAAGCAATGCCAAGGCAGAAGAGCTGAAAAAACTCTACCCTACTGCAACTGTCAACCCTCTCGGTGACTGGACTGGAGGCATCGATGTCGATAGCGGAGCAACCAACCGCAAGCTCGGTTCTGATATGGCTCAGTCGGTAACAGGCGGTGGACTGCACGGAAAAGACCTGTCTAAAGCCGACGTGTCGGTTAATATATATGCTTTTCTTAAGGCGCAAAAAGAGCAGAAGCCGGTGGAACTGTTCTGCGCTATCGGTGACGAAACCGTCGACGGCAAGCCGTACTCCGAGATTGTGGAGATAGCAAAAGACTACATCAACAAGGTCGGTGGCTTCGAGAAGTTTGCCGAGTGGGGACTTTTCTAATGTGTTAGGGATGGCTAAAAATAGTGGCGGTACGAGAAATTACAGAAATAATCCCAAAGCCTTATCAACAAGAAGAAGGGAGTTTGAAGGTCTTATGAACTCTGGATTTTATGACATTTCGCGTTCTTACTTTGACCCGTCAGGCGGATTTGTCGCCACAAACAAGGAGCATAATGAAGCCAAAGACCCTGAGATTGATAAAGAAAAAGAAGCTACATTATTTCTCGCCAACAAGGGCTACAAAGTGTATCTTGACAGCGAACGTGCTACAATAGAGTTTGAACCCCATAATGACGGACGTATTTATAACATCCCAATGGATATAAAGACCATTAACTTTGCAGGTAAACACACGATTAAAAGGCAACTCGAAAAGGCAAGCACTCAGAATGTGAAAGCGGTTGTTTTGTACCAGAATAACCCTTTGGTGAATAAAAACTATGTGAAAAATCAAATCTATGGAGAAAATGGGTTCATACAAAAATCGCCTAAAAAGGCTCTGGAAAAAATTGACTGGATTATAGTCGTGGGTTCCAATGGGCATGTACATAGACATGATATTAGAAAAGAAAAAGCGGCGAGATTAAATAGTTAGCGGAGGATATGCCTCCCTAACTCGGATTCATCCGCAATATCATGCCGAAATGGAGCTCCCGCATATCGGGTTACCCCAACAGATAAATCATTGCAAATATAATAATAATAAATCAAACGGCAAAATAAAAAGCATGAATAAAAACAAAAATAATTATGAGTAAACCACTACCCATCAGAACAGCCATTGAGCGTGCGCTCAACATAAACATTTCATCATCGCTGCCTGCAAAGGATAAGGTGGCGGTGATGGAGTGCTTGCTGACGATGAACGCAAGCGAAATAAAGAGAATTAACGAGAGCGACAAAGCGACGGCTTTCGTTAGTTTGTGCGCCAACATACTACGCCGTGGCGAGCTGATGGAGTATATGCAGATACTTGAAATGTGCCGTAAAACGGCTTTAAACAGCGATAAATGCGTTTAAAAGTGTATAAACATACAAATGAAAGGAGAATATAAGGAGGAAAGAGAATAATATGGCGTTATCAAAAAATGAGAGTAACCGTAAAAGACAACTTGCCAATCTCGAAAAAGGAAAGTTTAAGAAAGGTGAGGTTACCAATCCAAAAGGGCGGCCACCCAAGCCCAAGACAATGACAACGTTCATTGCTGAAATGAAAGACAAGGGCTACGAGGTGCCGACAGCGCAGACCATAGCCGAGTCGTTTCTGTATATCGCCACCTTGCCCGAGGATGAGCTTAAAGCGGTACTTAACGACAAGTCGCGCCCAATGATGCAGCGCATTGTCGCCAAGGGTATACTTGACAAGAAAGGCATCGACATACTGGAGCGCGTTGTTGACCGAGCTTACGGCAAGATACAGCATATAGACCTTACAAGCAAAGGTGAGCAAATTAAGCAGGATCCTTTGCAAGTGCATGTCGTTACAAGCACAGAAGAATACAACAAGGTTCTTGCGGAGATACAAAAGGAGAAAGAACGTAAAGAAGCACAACCGGATAAAGAATAGAATATACACAAATGCCACATGTATTTTTAGCAAAGAACTACATGAGAGTAGACGCTGCCAAGAAGGCAGGGTTTACGACTGTCTCATTGCAAGGAAGCTCGCGCAGCGCAAAGACGTGGTCAGTTGTGCAGTTTCTTTGCATCTATTGCTTTAATAACGCTGGCACAACCGTTTCCATTATACGCGCTGGTATGCCTTCTATTAAGCGTACTGTATACCGTGATTTTAAGAATGTGATGCTGTCCTTGGGTTGGTGGAATGACAAGTCAATGAACAAGTCGGAGTATGTCTACACATTTCCTAATGGCTCATGGATTGAATTTTTCTCCACCGACAACGAGCAGAAGGTGCGCGGTTCAAAGCGTAAGATTTTGTTCGTAAACGAGGCTAACGAGCTTTCTTTTATTGAGTGGCAGCAGCTGCAAATGCGTACTACAGAGTTCTCCATACTCGACTATAATCCATCTTTCTCAGAAGAACACTGGATAAACCAAGTAAACGAGGAGAAAAATACTTATTGGTTCATATCTACTTATAAGGACAATCCATTCCTTGAACCAAAGGTAATCGCTGAGATTGAAAGTCTTAAATGGAAAAATCCGAGCCTGTGGCGAATTTACGGACTCGGACAGCGTGCCATTGTTGAGGGTCTTGTATTTGAGAATGTTGTTGTAGATGATTACATACCAGTTGAAGCACATAGACACCATTGGATTGGCATGGATTTTGGCTACACCAACGACCCAACAGCGATTGTTGAAGTGTATCTATGGGGTAACGACCTATATGTAGATGAACGTTGCTATCAAACAAAAATGATGACTGACGATATTATTAGAGAACTAAAAAAAATAAAAGGCGACTTAGAAATAATATCAGAGAGCGCAGACCCACGTCTTGTTGATGAAATATACAATGCTGGTCTGAACATTAAACCAGTTACAAAGTTTCAAGGTTCAATAAACGCAGGCATTATGAAAATGCAACAATTTAAGATACATGTTACGAGCCGTTCTGTGAACATTCGCAAGGAGTTTAACAACTACACTTGGCAACAAGACAAAGAAGGAAAGTGGCGCAATGTACCAATTGACATGTGGAATCACGGCTTAGATGGAATCCGCTATGTTGTACTTGACAAGGTTCTTGGTGCTTACGGCAGTGGCATGAGCGCAAGCGAGATTTTGGATATTATCTGACAAAAACTAAACAACGCTAATATGTAAGTAGTTCTATATCAATTACTTGCACGTTTTAGAACTAAATATTATCTTTGCAACGTGATTCATAGTGAAACACACCCGAACGGGTAAACAAATAAAACTTTCGCAACAATGGATGCAACAATTTTCAACGAAAACGGAATCAAAACGATTTTGGTTAATGTGGTTAAGAAATTATATCCTTTTTATAGGGAAATAAAACCTTGGGTCGCAATATATAGCAAGGACAAATTCTTGAATCTTGATAATGAATATGTAAGTTTGCGCGTCAATTATGACAACTTTGGAAAGATATTCATCAAGGATGGAAAACTTGTCGCAAGGGGCGGTTCCCGTGCTGGTGTTCGTGTTCAGATGGATGTTGATTCAATCGAGCAAGGCATCCGAATCTTGGTTAAATCATACTTCAATATTAGGTAACAACAACCGGGCGGTTCACGCCGCACACAATTTCGCAACAATATGGCAACTGAAAAGCAAGTAAAACAGGCAAATCATACATTGGCATAGAAGCGGTTATCAAATACAAATATTCACAAGACATAGAACTTAATGAAGAAGAGATAAAATATCTTGTCGGCAAACTTAAATAAGTATTATCCGCTGGGACAGAAACCACTCGGAGCGATACCGACAGCGGAGCAAAGGCCTCATTAGCCATAGGGTAGTCTTACAGATTTGCGGTAACATCTGACCTTTGAGCCGTTTCCTACCCTCAAACAAAAAGAAAGGACTGAAAGCGGAAGTGGTGAGGTGAACACGAAACACAGCATGGAAAGGGATGCTTAATTCCCACCGTCAGAGCGTAGAAAAGACGTAAAATAATACGCACGGGTGTCGGACGGTTAAATCGGCACGTTGGAATTAACGTTAAGGGAAGATGACAACTTAAATATACATAGTCCGTTGGGCGAAAACGCTAAGCGCATTTAAATATTTACTTAAAACATATACAAAATGAAAATAGCATCAATAACCATAGAAATCGGAACTATTTGCAACGGCAATATAGTGAAAAACAAGGTCACATTACAAATACCGAGAGAAGCAGCGACAATAATAAGCGAGGCTTGGAATACCGACGGGCTGCCACAGCGCGAAGCTATTGTGGCGCACAATCTTTTGGGCAACCAGTTTGCACACTGCGACCTTGTAATTGATAACGGCATCGCCGGAGGTATGCTTAACATGGTAAAAGAAAACACTGACGACGAAAAGTATTTCAGTGTGGAAGAATACGAAAAGGAGGAGTAAATGGTGGCGTTGAACATTAACACACATTACAACTGTGAAACGTGTGAAGCAGCCGACAAATACGGCAGAGGGTGCAAACACGGACTTATGTTTCCCGTCCTGTTGACCATGACGAAAGCTAACAATTGCCCAAATTATAAATTCAAAAATAAAGAATAGTATAATAGAAATACCAAAATCAAATGCCCGTGAGCAGCAGGAGAACGAGCTCGCATCGTGGGTGCTCGATAAACTGAAAACAAGAAACGAAGTGCAAATCTTACAGCGAACCGATGGTTGCTGCGCAGGAAATTGGGTTGGCAGTTTGCCAAATGAGAAGTGGCACGCATCGTCTTTTGAAGCGGTAGATAACGTTGTACGAGCGTTTCGCCGACAAGGATATGCCGTCACCGAGCATCGTTCAATGCGCTATCCGAGTGCATATATAAACTTTAGAAAATAATAGTATGGCTACAATCAAACCACAAGAAGTGTCAGCATTATCATCTGTATATGTTGTTGGCGAGTCTTACGACCAGATGGAGAACAACGAAAAAGATGTAATAAATATCCGGCATGGCATTCTTCGCATCTTTGCAAGCAAAGAGGATGTTAAGGCTTATATGCAAAAGTATTTCAACGAAGCTTTCCCCGACGACGCACGCCTTTATACACTGGAAGATAAAAAGGACTTTTACAAAGCGGAGATAAACGTGAAAGTTCGCAACAACCTGAAAGGTGCTGTTTCATACGAGGGTAGCCTTGAAGGTCGCGTCTATAAGCTGAATGTTAAAGCGTACAAGGTTGACATTACAACAGGCACGGAAGGGCTTGTTGGAGATGATGACTTATACGATGCGCTTTACGATTAGTACCGTGTTCTTTTAAATGCAAAAAACCACTGCCAACGGAGATGCATTTGGCAGTGGGCAATTTGGAGTTTAACGTAATATCTCGTTAGAGATACAACAATGTAGTGCAAAGGTAGCTCAAATATTTGGGCGTGCAAAATATTTGGCGTACATTTGCATATTATTAACTAAATACGCAGCATTATGGAAGCAACCTTTTCTACTGTCTATGGCGAAACCCCTCACGGAGGTGTCAAAATGACAGCTTATTTCTTTGACGAAAACATGGAGCCGTGTATCGAAGAAAACGCAAAGCACACAAGGATTATCGAGTTCGACAAGAACAATAATCGAATCTTTGAAGTGTACTCTTAATTTAAAAGTGTCGCAAGTAGTTTTTCAAGCAGAGCTGTTCTGTGCGGAAATTGTTTGCGGCACTTTTCTTTATTTATGACGTATTGCGAAACTGTGTCCGCAAAATCTTCACAAGGTGCTTGCTTGCTATAGTCACAATAAAAGTTTTTGTCTGCCTTTTGCGCCTGCATCCATTTTGTCATTGATGATACATTCTGTAATTTCTTGTCGATATGATGCCCCACTTCATGGCAAATAGACTCTTTAAAATACGTCCATCCTTGGTAGGTGTGTACAGTTACAGGGTCGGAACTATACATGTAGCCTCTCGAAAAGTTTTTGTAAGTTTTTTTGAAATAGTCATCCAGTGGATGTGAATTGTTGCAACTCATTATTCCTTTTAGATTCTTTTGAATAAAAGAAGGGCACGTTTCCAAAAATCTTGACGCTCTGCTCGCGTTAAAATTCGCATTTAGTGCATCTGTAAAAACCTCATAATAATAGCTTACACCGTTTTTGTCTGTATACTTTACAAAATCCGAAATGTAGTCGCGAATATTCACAATTTTGCCTTTAGGGGTTGTAAGAGCGCGAGCTTTAGATACCACATAATCAATCACATCGCCATTAAAAGCAAGACCTTTTACAAGTCCTGCTTGTCGTAATTGATAATGGGTGTATACGAGCGACTTGTGACGAAGCTCTGTATACAGAGAAACGATTTCATTCGGGTCGACAGCTTTCTTGAGACGTTTGCACAAATTTGTCAATGCTGAACTTTGCTTGATATTTTTCTTATGTTCTTTATAATATGCTTCAAAAGCTATTCTTGTCGCCCTGCCGTTGTATGTGTTTACGCCTTGTACAAATCTTTTGTATAAACGTTCTATATTTGCTACATCCCATGTCTTGGGCGATGTAAAAGCTTTTACGACCGCGTAATATCTGTCCAAAAGCGCACCTTCAAGTTGTACGCCTTTTATTTTGTTATTCATTCGCTCTGTGTACATCGCCATACGTCGCCTTTTCCAGTTTTGCTGTATTTTGGCTGCATCTCGCTTCGCGTGCCTTGCTTTCGCAATCTCTTGTATCGCCTCACGGCGAGACATTGCGCTTACGCCCATTTGCTTGCGCTGTGCTGCGTTCAAATACTTCGTCCAGTATGTTTTGTTGTTTGCAAGGTGCCAAGCCAACTTGTCGCGTTTATACGCATCCACTATTTTGTCGGCATTGTCTTCTACATAGCGTTTAAACTGGTCAGGAACGTCCTTTATACAGTTAGGAGATACATAGTTAGACATATCCTCGCCTGCGTACAGACGCTTGTAGAACTGCTCCTTTTCCTCGCCGTATATCATAACAGGGTCACTCGTGCATTTGCAAAGAGGATGCCACCCATTCCACATAAATCCCTTCGGGTAATACCCTTCAAGCTCATCGCAAATGTCAGCTTCTTTTTCTTGATCGTGCTGTGGAGACAGATGTATGTGCTGGCCAATAACAAAAGGTTCGTTTGCCCAGCGTCCGTTGCGTGCCGTGTGATAGGCTGCATTTATTTCTGTACGAGCCACACGCAAAGCGTTCATGCGTGAAGAGCGATAGACACCAGTGCCTACTTTTTCAAGCGGCTCTTCCACAAACCGCACCTTGCCGTCAATGATGCGTTTTCTGCGCCATGTTACGACATCTTTTTTCTGGCCGTTTGCGAGCACTTTAACCGTGTGATAACGACGATACATCATATCTGGCACGTTAAGGTATTGACGTATCTGTCTGCCTATATCCTCAGCCGATGTGCCGCCTTTTATTCCGTCGGCGATAACGTTCGACATCGCCATTTCAAACTCTGATTTTGTCTGTTGGCAATAGTTCCAGATGCGCTGTGCGAGGTTAAGCCCTTTTGTTGTGTTCAGTCGGCTTGCAATAAACGCTTCTGCTGCCACATTGCGAGCCGTGCTTAATGCTTTATCGGACAACACGGAAAAGCCGCCCAAATCCGCATTATCGTGGCTGTATGCAAGCGCAACACCGTCAGTAATGCCGGACTTGTAACATAACAGGCTGTTGGTGTAATAATCATTGAATATGCTATTGAGTCGGTTGCGCAACTCGGGGAAATTGTCAAAATTAAAAAGAACGTCACCTCCAAGCACATCTTCCCCATAACCAAGAGAGGCGAGCTTCTTGATATAGTCGCTATACAGCCTGCCCAAACGACGGTTGTAGGTCGCAAATAGTTGGTTTAGCTGGTCTTTCTTCTTTTTGGAGGTTAAAGCCATTTAAAAGGAATTTATTTCACAAATATTTTACACGTTTAAAATATGCGACAGAAAATAGGCAGAAAAAAACATTACTCCTCTTCGTTGTCTTCTATCGACTGCTGCGCCGTTGCCGAGCCTCCAGCCCCAAGCATTGCTGCCTGTTGCATCAGCTCCGTCTGCTGTTCCTCTTGCATTTCCTTTTCCACTTTATCGGCATCATCGTTCAAAGGATTAAGCTCTATTGAGCGACGCTGCGAGGTGGAAGGCTTGCCGCCATTACTGTTGTTAATAAGCTGTAATGTTTCCACGTCATTCTTCGGGATATACGGCTCAAATACAGGCTCAAAATCAATGTTCTCGGCAACGCTTGTATCTATGCCCTTTTCGTAAACGCCTGTGTTACAGATGCCATTAGCCACGATGTTGGTGCGGCGTGTGAACATCTCTCCATACATTTCCGTCTTATTGCCGACCTTCATGAAAGGGTCGGTAAACATAAGACGGATGGCTGCTCCGCTGGTATTGTTGCCAAGCGTCTTCATGTTCTCAAATGATATGTCGGGTGTTTGTGTGAAAGAGAAACAGATGTTTAACAGGTTTGCAATCTCACCTTTTACAGACTCGGGAGAGTTATCCCAAGAAAGCACGTTCATTTGCGTTTCTTTACCTCCTTGGAAGACTGCGCCCTGTTCGCCCTTTTCAGCAAAACCTTGTAAATCTCCTCTAACAAAGTATTTTGGGGTGCCAAAATAATCATTCGTATCGCCCCAGTTGGAGATGCACGTTTCTACCCGGTCGGCGGCCCATTGCACGTCGGCCCATTCGGACTTGTACTGCCAGTAATACACCACAGGTATTTTGGTAAAACCGTGAGGTTTCGCATCCACAAGCGTCCATCCTGAATTATTGTTGACATATTTATACACATAGCGGTCGGTGTAAACGTCAAAATGCTGTTCCGACACGCCCAGCTCGTCAAAGATGTAGTACTCACGACCAAAACCGTCCATCCTGTGATAGTCGTTAAAATGCGGATAAAGTTTGTCGCCATTCTTAGGCGAGAGCAGTTGTACTCTTATCTCGCCGCCAAGCCGTCCATTCTCGTCGGTTGTCATATACCACAGTTCCGCCGCCTCGCACTGCGAACATACGGTGCGCACAAGCTTCTTGTCAAAATATTTCATCTTGTTATCGTGAAAGCAGTGCTTTATGGCATTAAAGAGTTTCTGTTGCTTGCTGTCCAACGATTTTGCTTCCACGCCGTGGGAATTGGCCTTGTAAGTAACTGCATTGTACAAAAAGAAACCAACAAACCTTTCCGTAATAACCTTCTGAATAGGCAAAGCAATACAAACTCTGTCTACGAGCTTGTCCCTGTAGATGGTCTTCCCAGTAATGGCATCCTTCTGGTCAGTCGGCTCCTTTATTTTTTTCTTCTTGCGCTTTTGGGGGTCGAATATGTCGTGTTTGTACGGATCCCATTGGCGCATAAGTACCTCAAAGCTATCATGCTGCGGCAGTTTTCGGGCGGTAAGCAACGTATGCACGGTGCTGGCATCGTTGGCAAGTATTTCTGTTATCTTTCTCATATTTTGCGGTCTTTGACCACAAAGTTACTCCAATAATGTCGGCCTACAGGATGTTTGACGATGTGCGTGTAAACAATTAGTATAGCCCAATGTGCAAGTAGTATTGCTTACCATCAATAACCACGTCTTGCCGCTTGAAAAGCCTTGTCTTTGAACCAGTGAGCAGATGTAAGCCTTTGGTGTGGAGCACTGCCTCCTCTATGGTGTCGAAACGTTGTGTCTCCATTGGCGTTATCTCGCCCTGTTTCGTGTAGTCGAATATCATTGTCGTATCTCCTATTGTTAGTTGTTTATTAATTTTTACACCGTAAGGTTAATATTCTCTGTGATAAACCGAATAAAACTAAGAGAAATATTAGAATTTAATACATTTTAAGCTTTGCTTATGAATATATAAAATAATATATACTTTTATATGTGAAGAATCAATGAAAATTGCTACCTTTGCACAAAACAACGCTTATGGAACAAATATTTAACATGAAACCTAACGAGATACGCAACCTTGCAAGGGAATACATAAGGCAGGGTGTCGTGAGCCGGGCCATCCAGTGCTTTGAACGACTGCTGTGGCTCGGCAAATTGCGACAATACGAGTATTTACGGCTTATGGTGATGTATAAAGCCATAAATAACATACTTGACGCGGAACGTGTTATAAAAAGATATAAGGCTATTTACATTTAACATAACGAAAAATGAAAGCAAAATTAAATTTTACGACATTTTTGTTCGCCACCTTAGCGATATTGGGTACAGCCTGCTCCTGTAATGACGGTTCAGACAAGGACAAATCCATAGACGAAAGTAAAAAAATAGAAAACACCTCTTGGGCTCCGGTACACACTAACTTCCACAACGCGGACAATGTTGTCGTTAACAAGACCGAGGAAAACTCTCTTGTATTAACAAAGATAAAAGAGTTTCAAGGGTTGGAGTACACTGAAACAACAAACACAAACACTCAGGATTGGTTCTGGGACTTGTGCAAGATAGAAAAGCATGGCTGCGATTCTGTCTTGACAGCATCCTTTTCCTCGGAAAAATGCTCGTTTCATGTTAAAGTTTCTCGTTCGCGAGCAAAGGCGAAATTTACAAAAACGGAGAAGCTTTACAAGTTTACAGAGGGTTCTTTCTTTGTAAGAATAGGGTACAGCAGCAATTATGAAGGGGTGACTGTCAATAAATATGGCGTGTATAGAGCTGACGGTTCACTTTTCATTCCTCTTGACGGCAACGGTAGTGTCGTATATGAAACGGATTATATATATACCGACAAGCAACTTTTTGATGAAGATATAGAAGAATACACAATTCCTGCAAACTATCAAATATCAAACAATCAGATAACATTCACGTTTGATAATAAAGAAGGTAAGAAAGAAACATTTACAGGCTCGTTGTCACAAGATGGGAAAAATATTACATTTGCGCATAATCCAATTGTAAATTCCGTTACTTTATTGAAGAGATAAATGAAGGAGATAGACCGCATTACAATGCATACTCTCAAAGAGGTGTTTGAAGGTGAGGCTACAGGTTTTACACCTTGGTTAAGTAAGCATCTTGGCTTGTTGGCAGAAAAGCTATACATAAATATAACCAATGCCGAGTGCGAGCATAAGCTGGAAACGATGAAAATAGACATTGTTGCTAAAGCTGGCGACGATGGTGAAAAGAACATTATCATAGAGAACCAGTTCGGCGATAGCGATTCAGACCACTTGGGCAAGGTTATAACGTATGCTGCACATTATAGGGCAGATTATGCCGTGTGGATTGTAGAAAAAGCAAGAGCAGAGCACATAAGTGCTGTGCAACTGCTTAATGACTCAAACATTTCATGCAATTTCTACCTCATAGAAGCAACTTCTGTCAGTATAGGCAATTCAAAGCTTGCAATACTATTCGATATTGTGTGCGAGCCGCCTTTGAAAAAGACAGAAATTTCTCCTAAATCGGACACAGAACAAAAGTTAATAGACTTTTGGACTGCATTTAACGAGTATGCGAACAAGAACGGTGCCGATTTTCAGCGGATGCCGCAATCTTACCACTGGATGAACATATCAACAGGCACATCCAAAGTGCATTTTGATTTGTTTATCAGGCGTGGCTCTGTGTCTGTACGCTTATTGCTTGACGGTTCAGACAAAGCTGAAAACAAGAAGCATTATCGTATGATCGAGAAGGATAAGGATGTTATAAATGAAGCTTTCGACAATATTACCTTGCAATGGAATCTGGCTGAAGATAATAAAGCAAGCGTCATCCTTGCCTCTAATTACGATAACGGTGGTTATGAGCAAGCGAACTGGCAACCAATCTTTGCATGGCTGCTCAATACATATAAAAGCATGAGCAAGATATTTTCTCCTTATATTAATAAAATTAAGAAAGGATAAACTGGGTAAAGTAAGGTATGAAGGTCATAAACATTTTTCAAGATTTTCCATCCTTTGGCCGCACGCCGTTGGGCATGCTGACTCATATATTCGCCCCATTTCTTGCCTTTGTTGTAAGGGATATGACCTTTCAAAAATCGCCCTGTCTTCTTATTGCGTAAATATGGATCGGGCGGTAGATACAGCTCTCCGTAGGTCATAGGTTAGCCATCTTTAGCGTTTTCCCTTTCCTCTTCCACCATGTGCAAGGCATTGTCGAACATGATGGGTTGTTCGCCGTCGGCCTTGCGCTCGGCGTTGTATATAGAGAATGCCTCGCCCAGCCTGTCGTTGTAGGTCTCGTTGGTGTTGCAGCGGTTCTGTTTTATCATGGCCATTTCCATAAGAGCACCATTGTCTGAAAATTCATTAATGTTGTCATAGTCTATAAGTATTTTTTATTGATATGAATGTTCTGAATGCGCATGATGCCTAAGCCTTCTTACGTTCAATGTTTCCGTCTTCGTTTACAAGAAATTTGTCTTTGTAGTCTTCTGGCATATTGTCGTATGCGTTGCGATTGGCCTGTTTCATGTTCTTTTTATTGTATATCTTGGAGACGATGCGCCCGAACACTTTTTTTATTTCTTTGTCTTCCACAATGGATTTGTCGTAACGCTTAATATCGTCCCCCATAACCAGGGTTAAAATGTTGTCTATGCCTTTTACGGCAGCTTTAGGATAAAAGTCTCCAAAGCAGGCTTTTAAGTCCACGCCTTTTTCTTTCTTGTAGAAATTGAAGATATGTTCAAATGAATCTTTGGCAAACAGCATCATGTTCTGTACTACGATAGTATTTGCACTTAATCCGGGCTGTGAGCAGCCACAGCGGTTAAGCTTGGCGGCAATCATATCGCGCAGCTTGTTTATGTCGTTTTCTGCCATGTCGTACATCTGGTTGGAATATTCGAAGATGTAGTCATAGTTTGAGTTCCGTTCCATTAGTGACATAACGTCACGAAGAGATTTTTTGCTGTCTTTTACATTCTTCTTTATTTCAAACCGCAGCATATTCTTTTTGCTAAGGTAATATTCAAGGCGCAGCAACAGGTTATATATTATCATGTAGTCGGTGTAGGCTACCTCAAATACTATCTTTATAGCATGGTGCATCAGTTCTTCTACATAGGCAGCGTCAAACTGGGAGCTTACATTTAACGTGCATTGCCGTCCGTCATATACCGATATTCTGTATGAGTTGATAATGTTAGTCATAAATGTTGTGTGCTTAAATGCCCATGTTCTGTTCTTTAAATTCGCTTATAGCCTTTGTAAAAGATGGCGATGCTTGCAAACGCTGCACAAACTCTTCTATTGAATTTACGGAAATGCCGTTGTTACCTTTCACCCAACTGTTGCCCTCTAATATAAAGCATGACGCATTGCATCTTGATATTTGCGAATTATTGTAAGGATTAAACGCTGAGATGTTGTTAAGGATATAATACATCTCCCTGTTGTTTGCCCATAGTTCATAGCCGTCTTTCTGTCTTATTGCATACGGCATAGGATTGCGTGCCTCGATAATATATTTCATTGTTGTACCTGTTGTTATATTGATGTGTTTTTAATCCATCGCTCAATAGCTAATATGGACTGTTCTATGGAGCGACAGATTATATACTTAAAACCGAGTGTTTCCACTTTCTTTTGAAACGCTTTCTGATAAGCAGATTGCTCGCCTGTGGGCGTTTTCATCTCCAGAAACAAAACATTGCCTTTCACAACAATAATAAGGTCTGAAAACCCAGCCAAAACGCCTTCATCTCTCAATATAGCGGCCTCTCGCGCGTTCCTAAAGCCGCCGTTTGGTATGGCAGCTATTATATAATGCGGATATTGCAAGCGGAACCATCGCACGACACCTTGCTGGATATTCGATTCCAAATGCCGTGGCTTTGTCTTTGGTCGTTGCCGCTTTTCATTGCGTAACATTTCATTGAATGATGTCATAACTCGTTCATTTTAGCCATCTTTACCATTGATGTTTCTGTACAAAATCCTGCATTTTTTGTTTTCAAAGACACCTTTGCCTTTTGCCAAAGCGTTCCACAATGCGCCCAGACCTATGCCTATTGTTTCTTTTTTATTGTCAAGCACAAGTTCTGGACACGTCTTGTACGCCTTTATCTCGTCTGTGTCTTTTAGATATAAAACTACAACTTTTTTCATTTGATAATATGTAAAGAATGGGCCTTAGAGGGGTTGTTAAGGCCCACACACGTTTAGAATAATATCATATCGGCAATATGTGTGCCTTTGGGGATGCAAAGATTGTCCATCTTTGTTCCATAAGGGGTATTGCGCAAAATGGTTGTTTCGTCGCAGACGTAGAGTGCCACATTTACTTTTGCGTTAGCCTCGTAATGAACAGAAATAACATGGGTTTCTTCAAGGCGTATGCCACCTTCCACAAGAAGGCCGTTTATGGCATTGTCCGCCGTTGACACAATCAAAGCATCATTGCCTTCTTCAACAACAGCTTCTGTCGGCACTACAAGGCGGCCTTTTTTCAGCATGGTGTCTTCTGACGCAGCAAGGGGTACAATTCGCTTTATGTTTGCCTCTTTGCCTTCTAAAGGTTGGACAGTAAGCATCTCAGCCCCATCGGTGTTTGTTTCTTTCTTTGGTCTTCCCATGTTTTTATGCGCCCTCCTTAGGCGTGTCTTTAGTGGTTATCGTGTGTTCAAAGACATCAAATATCTTTCTTTCGGCAATGCTTACAACGACGTAATCCATCATTGCTTTGCTGAATACTTCTTGAATGTTGTTCAAGGCACTCTTTATTGAGTGTGCTTGAACGAGATAGTTGACGCAGCTACGCTTTTCTTTAGCTGTTTTCTCGTCAATGGTAATAATGGCGACCTTTGCCTTGTACCAGCTATCGTCGTTAAGATTATCACTAAAGAAAATCTCATTGTAGGTGGCCATGTTTACCGATTTTATTTCAAACTCACCGCTGATAAAAGATGTTGCCTCTTCTGTTATTCTCTCTTCGGCTTCAGTGAAACTGAACGCATCTACAACATAACGTTCTGTTACTTTCTTTTGTGTGCCATCGTCTGCTGTTCTTTCGTATCGCAGGCCGACCTCAAACCAGTTTGATGTTCTTTCTCTCATATTCTAAAAATCTAAGATAAATTTCAAATCCAACTTGTCTATAAGCAAACGCACGCTAAAAAGGCAGATCGTCAGTGTTGTCAAACTCCACGGACGGGGCATTACAAGTTGCAGTTGCATCCCCTCTCGTGTTTGGCAACGCTCGCAAACCTCCCAATATGGGCATTGCCTGAAGCTGCTCTTTGCTCATGTTTTCGCGCACCTCCTTTGGCAATGACTGCTTTATCATGTGCGTTTCTTCAAATTTGGGGTTCTTTAACTCCCAGGCACTCAAATCCATGTAGACAGCCTTGGGCTTGCCGCTCTCGTCGGCACTCGTAAAAAGGTAATTGTCCTCTATTGGGATAACCACACATTTCTTTGTCACGTTTTTGCCTTTTACGCTTAAAACACCAACGTTTTTAAGCGTAAGCAAATTGATTTTTACTCCGTAATCCATCCTTTTTTATTTAATAAGAAATAGCCTTGGAATAGGGAGTCGAACCCATATTCACGCCGTATTCACGGTTATTATACGGCTAATTGACATTTACCCAATATAAATTTATTAATTATGACTTTCTAACTAAGACCGTCTGGCCCATGCCAGATGAATTATTCCGAGTTGTAAAAATCCCCTCCTCTGAGGGGAGTAATTCTAACTTTTAACTTTAAATTGATAATTGCCAACATCAGATGTTTCACAACATAAGAAGAGGACATAAAGAAAATTGTTTTCACATTAACTGAAACCTAAAAATGCAATTTACAAATATAACATTACAGAACTTGTGTCTGTATAAAGTCGTTCATAGCCAAATTCTGTGAAAGAATCATTGGCAGGTCAAGCTGTGTAAATTTGTACATATCTGTCGCGGCATTGTACAAATCCCATGCTGTGACTTTGCCGTTCTCGTGATATGCATGCATCATTTTCTCTGTCAGGCAACCTATCTGTGCTTGATTAAGAGGAATAACGTTGTTGTTGCTGCTCTTCTTTGACAACAGGTGGAAACACCTCGAGAACCGCACCTTTTAAGCTCATTATCGTCATGTTCATTGTTGTACTTTTAATGTTAAACTTGTTTTTAGCAATATGCCAAACAGATAATGACGTATGCAAGAAACATCCCCGTTGTAGAAAGTAATCCTACGCACGCCATTTCTTTTACATCTTCCTTCTTCCAAGAAGAAATATTAAAAAACTCTCTCATGTTGCAAATTTTAATCTTTCTTGCAAATAATACTCTCGTGACGATTGTTTATCTCTGACATATAACCTGTCTTGATGTTTTTAAAAATCTTCTTGCCAAGCTTTTGCTTGCTGTGTGGCGCGTTACATCAATCTCTGCGTCGTAAATGCTGTAAAACTTATTCATTGACGTATCTCCTATATTTTAATTGTTTATTACTTTTTACGACGCAAAATTAATACTTTCTTTTTGTACAGCCAAACAAAACTAAGAAAAGATTAGTATTTAACGCTTTTTAATAAGAAAAAATACAAGTGTATATTAATATTTTATTAATTTTGCGGTTGCAAATGAGTTTATAGAGATAGAAACTATTTCCCAACCGTTAGGACAGGGTTAAAATAATTAGAAATCCCGATGCGTGTTCGTAAACTCAGCGCATCTGGGATTTTTTATTTCTACGAATATGATAAAGAAATTAAGATTAAATATAGCAAGCAGCCTTTTCGGAGATACAGCATCTCTGAAAGCCATTGCTTTTGTCTTGTTTTTTTATCACAAACATCAAGGAAATGTCCTTAAACGCTGGTCATACAACAAGCTAAAGGAAATAACAGGCGTGCATCCTGCCTCGATAAAGAAAAGAGTTCAGTCGTTACGAGAAATGGGCTATGTAAAAGAAGAGAATGGCTCCCTTGTTTTCTTGTCGGTGGTTTCGAAGCACATTGAGAGGAATATAAATATATCTGAGATATGCTATGACACAATCAAAGATGTAGAAAAATCGTTATACGCGGTTCTTTTGTGTATAGTTCAGTCTCGCAAGGACTTTTGCAAGCGCACAATTCGGCAAGCCCACAATGCCCGACAGTACGATGTCGTAAAAAAGGCAATGAGTGTGGCACGGAAGTACGGTTGGACTGGTTCGTATGTAGAGAAAGGGCTATCATACAAAAGAATCGCGACTTTTTTATCTGTTTCTTTAAAGTCTGCTTTTGAATATGTCAAATATGCTGTAAAGAAGGGATTTTTACTTGTCAAGAACCATTTTAAGCCGACATACATTCGTAATGTAAATCATTATCCAATACCGGGATATTGCTTTACAACAAAGAACTATGCCTATACGGTGGGGGCTAATACATATAGTATAACAAGTAAACTTTTTGACACACAGATAAAAAAATAACGTGGGCGGCTTTTATGCATGGTATAATAAGATTATAAAAAGTGTAGACAATATGAAAAATGAAACAAAGCTTAAAAAAGTAAAGCGATGGCTTGATGAAAACAACATCAGGTGGAAAGCTCGCAACCATCATCGTAATGGACATAGCGACTGTTTTGTTATTGACACGAAGGTCTCCATCAAAATCGAGGGTGCAGACGATGAAGTCTTTTATCGCCGTCACAAGCGTGGTTATCATCCGGTTTTTATTCGCAAGACGGACACACCGAAATTCGTTATTGAAAAAGTTGCAAACACAATACGTGATGCTATGCTCAAACAGCAAGACTATTATTTAAAGCAGCAAAGACGAAAGGAGGCGTTGAAGAATGAACAAAGACAAAGATAAAGAAGTATATTGTGGCGAATGCCCTCTTTTTATGTACGAAGACATAAACGGGTTGGGGCTTTGTGCGGCGCAAAAAGGTAGGATGCATTGTGCTGATTTATGCGAGTTTTGGACAGACCCGATGGGTAATGAGGAAGTGCTGCGCATTCTACATTATGCCCAGAAATGGCGGCGAGGCGCTAATACAGAGATGCTCCCGCCGTCATTGTTTGGCTTGGCTATTGACAACGCTATGCGCATTATCCGTAATCTTAAAAAGAACAATCAATAAAAATACAAGTTATGATAACAAACCAGATAATGAAGCCAAGCAAAGCATTGATTAATCGGATGCGCCAAGACCTTATGTCAAAGACAAGCGACGCAGAAAAAGCAGCGATACGCAACTGTGAGCTACTTGGGTACAAAGTCGTAAGGCAGCAGCCTGTGACGACAGGGCGCAAGCTATACTTCGCAGATATTTACATTCCGTCATTGAAGCTGATTATCGAGGTAGATGGTGGTTATCATTATACAAGTTCTCAAAAAAGAAAAGACAGCAACCGCTCGTCAGGTATTTGGCGCATGGGATATCACGTTGTAAGATTAAGCAACCACGACGCTCGCGATACAAACAAGGTAAAAGCGAAAATAGAACTAATAAAAAGGAGATACAAGAAATGACTGAAAATCTAAGTAAAAAGGTTGAACGGGCGATAAAGCTCTTACAGTCTATACCGCAACACAACGACGAGCCTATTGAAATAGCTTATAGCGGCGGCAAAGACTCTGATGTTATATTGGAGCTTGCACGCATGGCTAAGATAAATTTCAAGGCGATATATAAATGCACGACAATAGACCCACCAGGAACTATTAAACACTGCATGGAGAACAGTGTGCAAATAGTACGACCGCAACAAACATTTTTCAGCTTGTTGCAAAAAACGGAATGCCGAACCGTTTTATGCGTTTTTGTTGTCGTGTGCTGAAAGAATACCCAATTCTTTATAATTCCGTTATCGGCGTGAGAAAATGCGAGTCACGCGCACGAAACGCCCGATACAGCGAGCCTGTGGTATGTCGCGTGTATAACAAACGCAAAAATCTTAGGGTGCAGCAAATTCTTCCTATACTTGATTGGAGCGACGAAGAAGAATTGGAGTTTATAAACGCAAGAAACATTAAGCTACACCCTTTATATTATCGTGAAGATGGAAGTGTAGACATCTCGCAGCGACTCGGCTGTATGTGCTGCCCGTTAAAATCGCCGAAGAAAAGGCTCGATGACTTCAAGAAACACCCTCGTATGCTTAGGCTATACGTCCGCAGTGCTGCTGAATTTCTTAGAACACACCCTAATAGCTCAGTACACAAGTGGGCACAGTCGGCACACGAATATGTGTTTGCTGAGATTATGTACGCAAAACACTCCGACTTTATAGACAAGTATAAAAACGGTGCTACGCAATACGGCGAGCTGTATTACAAACAAGCGTTAGAAGAATATTTTAATGTTGATTTAAGCATATGAAAAAGCACACATACGCCCTCACTGTATAATGATTGAATATGAATAATCCTCACACGCCCCGCTACAAGCGTGGCACCATCACCAAAGACGGCAAGCTGTACGGGCGCTATCCCGACGGTTCGCTCTACCGCATCTACTCCACCTCTGACCGACCCTTCCTTCAGATTGTGGACCGCAAGGGTGAGACGTTCCTTCGCATACGCCAAGCCACCGAGCAGGGCTATACCGACTGCCCTTGCCCCGGAGCTGCCGACATTAGTTATCCCTCCTCGGCTCTAAGGCGCAGCCGGACGGTTGGAAACGGTAAACTGGTGAACGCCCTGACCGCAGCAAGCGGAGGGGTTTGTGTGTTTGTAGAATTATAAAATATGACTAACTACGACTTCTACCAACATCCTCGCGGCAACAACGACGGAGGTAGATTAGGCACTGACGTTTGCCCGACCATGACAATCAATTCGTGGCAGCAAAATGTATTTCTGATTGAAGAATTTGAATAATAAGACAATATGATCACAAAACTCAACTTCACCGACCGCACCATCAAGAGCTATGCCATACGCAAGCTCACGCCCAAAGAGTGTTTCCGTCTGATGGGCGTTCGCGACAATGTAATCGGCACGATGCAGAGCAGCAATGCCCAGGCAGCCGAGCGAGTGCCCGACTGGAAAGGCAAGGGCAAGCCCGAAGACATGGCGGTATCTGCCTCACAGCAATACAAGCAGGCAGGAAACTCAATCGTGGTGGACGTGCTTGAAAATATTTTCGAGAACCTTTTCTATCCTCCGAAAGATAATACAATTCGTGAAGAGGATGGCATAATATATAAAGTGCAGAACAATGGACAAATCTCATTCTTCTAAGCCTATTCCAGGTTTCCCTGGATATGCCGTCACGAGCGACGGGAGGATTATGAGCCTGCCTCGCAAGGTATGGAACGGCAAGGAATTTCTGATAACTAAAGAAAAAGAGTTGCACGGCAATGTCATCGGCAAGGGATATTTGCAGGTTACGCTTTACAGAAACAAGAAACGTGTGCAGAAACTGATTCATGTGCTTGTGGCAGAGGCATTCATTCCGAAAGGGAATCCTCATTTCGTGCAAGTGAACCACAAGGATGGCAATAAGCTCAACAACAGTGTAAGCAATCTTGAATGGTGTGACAACAGCCGCAATCAACTCCATGCCTGGAGCCACGGTCTGCAACCGCCATGCCGTGCCCAACGCACTACTGGCGGCATGGCTATGGCAGAAATTGACCAGGATGGCAATATCATAAAGAAATACTCTCATGCCAGACATGCTGAGATTGAGATTTTCGGCGACTACAAGCGCAGAATATCATGCGCTCTTCGTCACGGAGGAACTGTTTACGGACATAAATTCATTAAGCTATGAGAGAAAAGAAAAAGGTTGTGACCTTATGTTCCGGCTATGACTCGCAGTGCATGGCCTTGGACGAATTGAAGAAACGTCATCCCGATTTTGATTACGAACTGGTGGCATGGTCGGAAATAGACAAGTATGCCGTGCAGATGCACAATCTTGTTTACCCCGAGTATGCCGACCGCAATTTGGGTGACATGACAAAGATAGACTGGCAACCGATTAAGGAGAAATATGGTGAAATAGACCTGCTTACTTATTCCACTCCTTGCCAGAGCATTTCGCAGGCTGGTATGCAGCATGGCTTTGCCGAAGGTAGCGGCACACGGTCTTCTATTCTGTGGTCAACGGAAGAAGCCATCCGGGTGCTGCGTCCGAAATTCCTGTTGCAGGAAAACGTAAAGGCGATAATCAGCGGTCGCCCCGATTTTTACAGAAAAGGCAAAGACGGAAAGATGACCGAAACCTTTTGGTCGCTCATCTGCAAGTGGATGAAAAGAGTGGAGTCTTACGGCTATACAAACACATGGAGCATCATAAACGCGAAGCATCAGGGAGTGCCGCAAAACCGCGAACGCTTCTTTCTTCTTTCTCAGCGTAAGGATGTCGCTATTGATTATTCATGGCCAAAATCGAAACCTCTCACAACTCGCCTTGAAGACATTCTCGAAGAAGAGGTAGCCGACCGCTATTTCCTCAAGGATGATGCCGTGAGCAAGTTCCTCAAGGCGAACGACTCCGACAACGCCCTCTTCATGCAGTTCGACCTGCCACCGACACACGAGGCAGCGATGTTCCTGAAGACCGTGCTTCAGATATTCATGGAGCGTCACGACGGATGGGACAAAGGCATTGAACGGAACGAAAGAGAACTGAACTATCACCGCCCTGCCATCGCCCACCTCTACGAAAAGTTTAAGGAGAACCCTAAGAAGCTGGATGTGGAGTATTGGCGCGGATTCTACAAGATGTTCAAGGAGAATATGGAGAGGAAAAAATGAACAACCCTCACCCCATCATCCTCGGCTCCTACAGCCCCTCGCAGAACGGCATTATCGTTTCGCCCCACGGCATAGCCTTGTGCATAGCCGGGGGAGGTAAGGGTCACGATGTGGATAAACCCAAAATTCTGATAGAATATGATTGACAGAGCAGTCATCGTTCACTACCGCACAGAAGAGGCGAAAGCCTACCGCCGCGAGCATGGCGACCGTGGAGGGTGCAAATACCAAGACAAACTGCATCGTCCCAGTCCGTGGCCGTGGAGCAACACCATCAGCACAGTAACCAAAGACAACCTCCTATGCGTAACATTCAGATAGCAGCCTTCCGAGGTCGCGACCCCGACAACCCGTCCGACCGCAAGCATCCCTCCTGCGGTCGCTTCCGTCAGCGCATGGAGTTGAACGTGTTGGGAATTACAAACACGCTTACGTCAGTAGGCAAGGATAATATGGCATATATAGAGTATGAATAATAAAATCCCTTTCGTGCAACGCCTCTCGCACCTCTGCCCACGTCGGGGGGTACTCCACCGCCCTGTCCGCACGCTACGACGGATGGGCAGGACTCTACGACGAGCACGGACAGCACACCATTGTATTGATAGAGTATGAGTAACCGTAAAGACCTTATAAGAATGAAGTGGCGCGATGATGACACCATCCGCTTTTATCGCGACACTCCCGACAAGAGAGGAGTGAGCGAACTTGTGATAAACAATGTGTGTGGGGTAGCCTACACCATCGTGTCCGGCAATGTCGCCAACGTCCTCATTCCGCTATAGTATATAACAAAACCATAACAAGATATGACACTAAGAATTGTTTCAATGGAAGCCTACAACGGTTGTATTCCCGTGACCGTTTATATGGTTCAGAAATATGTCGACCACTTCCCATTCGGCAAATGGGTAAACATAAAAGGTTTTTCCGACAAGCAAAAGGCAGTGGCATTATTGTCACTATTGTTACGTTAAGACAAACAAAAATAAAACAAAATGGAAAGAGAGAAGATAGTAATAGAACTTTGCGGAGGCAAAATGCCCGCAAAAGCACACGCAACAGATGCAGCATTTGACGTCTTTACAAGAGAAGACGTAGAACTTGTGCCGTATTTAAGAACAGCCATTCCTCTCGGCTTTAAAATACAGCTACCACCACACTTCGCAGCCGTGATACAACCACGAAGCGGAATGTCATTGAAAGGCATGGCTTGCAAGGTGAGAACAGAAAATGGAAGCATTGATGCTCGAATAGATGCAGACGTGCTTGTCGGTCTTGTTGACTGTGGTTATACCGGTGAAGTCTGCTCTCTTTTACGTGTCGGTTGCGGTTCAACGCCTGAGCTGTGTAGTAGAGGTAATCATGGTGTTTTTATTCCTGCTGGCACGAAGATAGCTCAAATGCGCATTGTTCAAGTTCCAGACGTAACGTTAGAAATCGGTACGATAGAAAAAGACACGGAACGAGGTGAACACGGATTTAATTCTACTGGCGTACATTAATACATGTATTAGGAAAACTAATATTAAAACATACTAAAATATTAGTTTTCTTAATATTCTCTTTGCTGTTTAAAATATAATTATTAATTTTGCGATGTAAAAATTAATAAAAAAGGAGATACAACAATGAACACAATCAAGACTTTTATTCCATCTGAAAACGTTGCAAGCTTTAAAAAGTTTGCAAACAAAACCCAAAAGAATGTAGAAGGCTTTTCTTACACCATTAGCGAGCCTTACATGAAGGTGTTTTTGCATCCTGTTATAGAGGAGAATGGAATGCGAGGCAATGCGATGAAGGTTTTTCACGAAATATGCGACCTTGTAGTTAATATGCCCGAAGAAAACGGTTGGAGACTTGTATGTACATTTAAGGACGGCTCGTTTACACCCATTGATACATCCAAGGAGCTTGTATTTAAAAATCCTGACCACGGAAAAGATTACAACAAGTGCGATGTATGCGGACATTGGTGTAAAAACTCGTATGTAATAGAGAGTGTAACAACAGGCGAGGAATTGCAAGTTGGCTGCGAATGCGTAAAGAAGTTTGGCATCAAGAGCTTTGATTACCTCTCAAAGTTTACGGACGAGTTGCACAAGCTCTACGACTACAGCCTGTCTTACTCAACAGACAATGACAAGTTAAAAATGTGGGGCGGCAACCCGAACGCTATTTACAAAAATGCTTTCAAGAAAGCTGATTTGATAATGTCGGCAAAAGCAGAATATGACAAATGTCCTATATATAAGAAGGCTTATCGCGAAAGAGACACATACTATCGCTCTCCTACATTGACTAATATCGAAACAATACTTTGTGGCGAACAATTCAACGTCAACAATGAGTACGTTAACAAAGTATGTGAATACGCTTTAAGCAAGCCTATAGACGGAGATTTTGTTGAAAAAACACACAGACTTGCAAACGATTTTTATGCCTATATAGATGAAGCGGTATATGCTTTCTTTATGGTCAAGAACTACGAGGATAGCTTGAAAGCAGAAACGAAACTTGAAACTGGCACTCCTGTAAAGGTTGAAGGCAAAATTATTCAAACACGCACAGAAGAATCGTATTTTGGACCTATGACGATTAATATCATACTTACCGACAATGGCGTAGAATGTGAGCGTATAGGCAAAATTCCAACTGTAGAAAGAGATAACATTAAGCGCACATCTTTCTATTCTACTGTTAAAGGCATTTATCATGGCAAAATTAGCCTTGACAGAGCTACAAAAAATCCGAAGAAAGGTGTTTCTTACATAGCTTTATAATAAACTGTTCGAGATGTATTAATGCACAACATCTCGAACAATTTAAATTATTGCAAATAGCCGTATTTTCTGTCTAATTCTGCTATTAAAGATTGATATTTATCCATTTGTTTTTTCGTTTCTTTATCACCATCAAACAAGCGTTTATAATTTTCTTTATTATAACACATTTCATGTAGTCTCTTTTTTGTATTTAAGTACCACGTTCGTAGTTTTTTTAGTTTTTCCACATTTTCATAGAGTTCTTCTATTTCTTTTTCTGTAAAAAGAATGTCATGCTCTGTGTCGAGAGCTTCTTTTATATGTTTTAATGCTCTAAGTTTTCTTTTATGAACATCTTCGAAAAACAATCCAACTCTTGAATTTTCTAAAACATCTGACAGCTGTATAACCTGATGATATTTTTTTTGTTTGTATAGATTTATAGAAAGTCTATTTTCACAAAATCCAGTATGATGTCCTTTAATGATAGCGAGTTTTGCTTCTTTATTGCATTTTTCTATGTCTCCTACTTTATATAAAGCCACCATTAAATTACAATGCGCAAAATAATCATCTGGACATTCTGATAATATCCTTTCTCCGGTTAAAATAGCGTTATCGTATTCTTTATTTAAAATCATATTTCCTATCACACACGAAGTAGGCACGGAAGATTCGACAACAGGCTTTTCTTCTGTACATGAATTAAACACTGACGATGCATTTTCTGTTTTAATGACAGTACGTCGTTTTAAAAGACATTCAAGTATTTTTAAAAATTTCATAAGCAATAATTCTATACTGCAAATGTAGTAATTTTTGTTTAATAACAAATCATTGGAAATTATTGTTATACAAATTTATATCAATGTAAAACATATATTAAATATTAATATTTTTATTAGTTTTCTTGGTTTTTGTGTCTGTTTTTATTAATTTTGCAACGTTAAAAATAATAGAAAAATAAATTATAAAAAATATCACAAAAAAATTTTGTACATTACTGAAGAAATTATAATTTTGTGGTGTTCAAAAATATATATCGGTAGAAGCTGTAAGCTCTACCACACAAGGTAGGGCATTTTTTATGCTCGACATTTAACATATGAAAATATAGGCGTATTGCCCCTTGCATATACTATAATGGTGTATGCGTGCTTTTCCGATATATAGCATTGAACAAAGGGTAGCAGTACGCCCTTTATGTGCCTGCTTAGTTAAACGTTCAAAAATAATATCGGAATAAACGAAGTAAAAATTATCAACAAATCAAATCTTCTTGATAAGGAGATTGATGTATGGGGCTCAGTCGAACGTCCATTGTTTCGAGCAAAAGATGTTGTTGATTGGCTTAAAGCAAAAAATGTCTCGATGGTCATAGACCGTGTAGATGAAGAAGAACGACTTAAGTTAAACTTAGGTCGAAACGGTGGTGATACATGGTTCTTAACAGAAGACGGACTGTACGAACTTCTTATGCAATCACGCAAACCTATCGCCAAGCAGTTCAAGAAAGGTGTAAAGAAAATCCTTCACGAAATCCGCACCAAAGGCGGCTACATTGCTACAAACGAAAATGACAGCGACGAGGATATTATGGCTCGTGCCTACGTTATCGCCCAGAGAACACTTGCACGACGTGAGGAACGTATCAGACAGCTTGAGACACAAACCGAACAGCAAGCAGAAACAATCAACTTGCAAAAGAAAGAATTGACCGTAGCAGCACCTAAAGCTGAATACTACGACAAAACACTTGCGTCTACAAGTTGCATGACAACAACGCAAGTTGCCGACGACTTGCACATCACGGCACGCACACTCAACGCAAAGCTAAAAGAATTAGGTATAATTTACTCACAATCGGGACAATGGCACTTAAAGATGCCTTATAAAGGTTGGAACTTGGCAGGTACACGCACCTACAACTATCAGTCAAGCAATGGTGAGACATTAACAAGTACGACCCTTGTATGGAATCAGCGTGGCAAGCGATTTATCATTGCGCTTTACAACAATGATTTTAATGTAAAGCGAGCTATTGCCGAATTAGCAGGAGACAACAAAAACAAGTAACACGAACCATTTAAATCAGAGTAAATTATGAACGACAATAAATCAACAAATAACAGCGAGGTAGTATTCACAGTGTGCAACACAACCTCGGACATGCTTTGTCTTCTCCGGGATTGCATGAAATTGCAAGATCGGGCCATAAGCCTGTTTGAAGACAAAGAAGAAGGAGAAAACGTGATTAATGCAACAATTGCGACTGTTCGTGCGATCCGTGACGCTATAGCTGTCAACATAGAGCAGAACATTGAGAATTTAGACAACGCTACGATATAAACAGGCTTGTAGAAGCTTGTAAATAACAAATTATCACGGGTTACAACGCTAACAAACGCGCTGTGACCCTTTTTATTTTGCGTCTGTTGTAATATCTTTACGCCGATATAAGCTTATATATCAGCACATAAAAACGCCAAGCAAGCCAAAGAAAAAAACGCTAAATCAAAATTGTTTACACAGCTTTTTAAAAATTCTTTATACGCATTTATTTATAATGTAATTTTGTTGCCAGATAAAAATATCCATTAACGTTAAAACAGAATTACACTATGGCAATAAAAGAAAAAGTGCTTGCTTCTTGCAAAACGTCATTCGCGAAGTACGGTTTGAAGAGGGATGAACTTTCAAAGCTGGTAGACCAGATTGTCGCAAGTCGTGGCCTAACAGATGAGTCTACAGACGAGGACGTTACCAAAGCAATCACAGCAGTCGAACCTTATGTCGGCATGATGCAATCGGCATTTAACCGTGCGGTCAGTGAGACAGAGACAAAGTACAAAGGTTGGGTTAAACCTACTGTGCCCCCAGTACCACCCACACCACCGACTCCTCCCACACCTCCAGTGGATGCTCCACTTACAGCGGAAGCTGTAGCAAAAATGATAGCCGAAGCAAAGAACGACCAACAGAAAGCTATTTCAGAGGCCGTCGCTGCTGCTCTTGCTCCTTATAAAGAACGAGAGGAAAAGACAAGATTGTCCGCATTGCTGCAAAGCAGTGAGAAGCTTAAGGACGTTCCTGAAGTGTTCCGTTCACGTTACGTGCTCGACAAAGAAGAGAACCTTGACAATGTCGTTGAGCAGATAAGCAATGATTATACCGCGTTAAAGCAGTCGCTTGTTGCGAATGGCACCTTTGTGGAAAGCCCGACGACACCGACTCCTCAGACTGAGCAGGCAGATTTTATCAAGCGCATGGAAGGTTTTGCACAGCGTAACGCAAAGCAGCCTGAAAACGCGACGAATTAAAAACAACAAAAATTAGAAAAGTATGGCTTATAAAGGAATGTATCTTAAAAAGACCGTGCCGACTGACATAAAGGAAGGTTCCTGGTGGGAAGAGCAGTGCGTTGTTAGACAGGGCGGCTACGACCTTGACCAGAGCAATTTGCCAGCAGAGCTAAAATGGTTGCCGAAAGGCACCGTTGTAAAGCTCGGTACAGGCGGCAAGGCCGTGGTTGTAAAGACTGCAAATGTTACGGAATTGGCCGCAAGTGCCCAGAAGACCGTAAAGCTGGCCCCCGGCTCTCTTTATATGGTTGGCGACAGTATAGGCGGCAAGAAAATTGCTTCAATTGCACGTTCCAACACCGGGGACACGGTAACACTTTCGGCAAACCTTGACGCAAACATTGAGGCAAAGACCGTGATTACGGACTACGACAAGGCAAAGGATGTTATCCTTGGCTTTACCTATGCCACTAAAGAGCTTGACAAGGACGCATCGCAGCAGGTGGAACCCACACTCCGGGTAATGGAGGTAGAGGAGGCATCGCTGCCTTATCCCATCAACGCCGACATAAAGGCTGGCTTGAACACAAACGGCATCGCCTTGTTCAAGATACAGTAATAACACAACAAAGAAACAACAAAATAATATAGAAAAGGTATGAATAGTATTCTCAAACAGCTATTAGACCCTAAGTCTTTTCAGACCTATATTGACGAGAACATGAAGACCTCGACCTATAAGGCTTTGTGGAAGAACGAGATTAAGCAGATAGACTATTGTGGTGCAAAAGTCTATCAGGCAAATCTTGCCGAGTACACTGCCGCCATGGCTGGTTCTGTTATCGCCAAAAATGCTGCAAAGCCTGTACATCACATGCCGGACTTTGGTCAGCTGACAGGTTCCATTGGTCGCTATGGTGACGAGTGGGAACTTGATAACGATTATCTTGACCAGATGCACCAGCTTGAAGGCCGTTATCGCGATATATCTGGGCGCAATTATACCCAGGCACAGCTTAACGAACAGTACGACAAACTTATAGTGTATTCATTCCGTCCGTTTGAACGTGCCGTTATCGCGCCGCACAAGCGTCTTGATATGCTTTATTTTGAGGGCCTTTACAAGGGCACTCAGACTGTCTCGCGCACAAACAACGCTAAGGCAAATGTGTCTTACACGTTCGATTTGGGCATAAAGCAGCTTACTGTTACCACAAACTGGGGCGAGGACGCTTCAACTCCTTTCACCGACATCAAAATGTTGAAGGACGAGGCGAAGAAGAAAGGACGCAAGATACTGAAGCTCCGTATGTCCGAGAACACTTTCTACAAGATGTGCAAGGCTAAGGAGATTAAGGACACGTTCAAGCTCAACCTTGGCGCAATACAGCTCAACCCTGCCGTGCCGATGCTCACTACAGAGCAGATAAATACTTATCTGCGCTCAATCCTGCTTCCTACGATACAGATAGACGAAGATCAGTTTGTGACACTCCCGGACGGCTCAACAGTAAACCTCATCGCCGATGACCGTGTGGTTGCACAGTGTGCCGACATGGTGGCCGTGATGAAGATTTCCGATCCCTTGGAGCTGACAGACCCGATACCTCAGAGGTCTTATTCTTCGCACGATGACAACCTTGTAGGCTATTGGCGCGACAACACTGGCTATCATGTCAACTATGATATGTGGGCACAGCCTGTATTCAATGGTCTTAACGACCTCTTCATTCTCAAGACTGCCACGGAGTAAAGTGGTGATTTAAAATACAACTTGTGTAATAACTATTTTAGAACAGGACAGCATGACAATCTCGGAAGCCATTGCAAGCGAAATACAGCCGTATTCAACATCTGATGAAACATTGGAAAAGATGTTCGTCGATGCGTCGGAAAAATTTGGCGTAAAAGCATCCGTCGCTGATAATTATACGACGGCTGTAAAGATACCCGTCGCGTATGCTGCAATGCGTATTTTATACAAGATGCGTCCACTTTCCAGCGAGAGTGTAGGTGGTATATCGCAAGGTTACAAAGAAAAAAGCAGCTTGATTGACGATATGATTAAATCTATCGCCAAGGATGCCGGATTGGATGCTGACCTTGTTCTGAATTGTGAGTCGGATGATTATTGGCTAAGAAGCCCAAAAGTTTGGTAAAGTAGGGAAAGTGCATGAATTTTGAAGACAAGATAAAAATTCAATACAAAATCTACAATGTCGGCTACATTCAGATTGGGACACGTTTTTTTGAAATGAATGACGATGGCAGTCCTGATTTTGAAGTACAGGTAGATAATGCTGGCAGTGGATATGACGATAACGGCAATCCGCTGAACGTAACGGCAATCCGCTTTGTAGAGTTTGGCAAATGTGTAATAATACCGAACACCAGTGCCAGAACGGTTGCTTTGGTTGATGGGCAGACCTATCATTATTCGTATGAGATAGTTGCTCCATTGTCAAAGCAAAAATACAATATGCTGCCCAACGAGGGTGACAAGGTATGGATAACCAAGAAAGATGGCACGATAGACACTCAGATGGAGGTTAAGGGCTTTGTTACATTAAAGAAGCGTTATTTGAAACTGTGGCTGTAAGCTTTAGGTATGGCAAAAGTTGACATAAAAATAAAAGGTCTAAAGGCATTGCAAGAGGAGCTGAACGCAAAGCGTGAGGCTATTGTTAATGGCTTGAGATATGAACTGACACAGCTTGCTGAAAGTGCCGTTACATATTCCAAGGACAACAAGGGGTATAAAGACCGAACGGCCAACCTTAAAAATTCAATTTCATTCGCTCTTTATCTTGATGGGGAGCTTGTAAATTTGAATGAAGGGAAAATACCTAAGCCCGAACAAGCCGAGGGTGGTCAGAAACAGGTAAGCGATGCTCTTGACGAATATGCGAAACAAGATGGTGTTGTGACTCCTAAAGGCTTTTCTTTGCTTATCGTGGCTGGTATGTCTTACGGCAAATATGTTGAAGACAGAGGATATAATGTTCTTTTTTTGACAAAGAATTTCCTTCGGCGTGAAATGAAAGCAATTTTTGAACGTGTAGTTGAACGAATAAACAATGGCGAGGTATGATATTCGGTGATGACGCTGTGAGCGCAATGTATAGGTTCATAAATGCCAACTGCAAAAACATTGGCATAGACAAGGGATGCACATTTAAATATGAGCGTCCGCAGAAACTTGATACAGGCATTTATATCGTTGTTAATCATCTTCCTTTTGTTCAGCAAGACGAGATAAACGAAGGCGTTGTAAATGTAAATATACACGTTCCCAAGACGGCAAGTAACGAGCCGAACACATCAAAGCTTGTAGCGATTGCCAAGAACCTTGTGGATGCGCTGGACAATGCGAGCTACATGGGTGGTGCATATTTTGAATTTTATTCAGATTCACGTCCGACTGCTGATAACGACGACACTTATTACATAAATTTAAAATTTAACGTAACGTATAACAATTTAAAGAACTAACAATATGGCAAAGACAGGAAAAAATGGAGTCTATGGCATTGATGAGTTTTCTATTGCCGACCCAGCGGCAAATGGTGCTTATCCAACCAGTTTTCCATTCAAATTCAAGGCTATTGTGTCCGGCTCTTTGACATTCAACGATCAGGCCGCCTCGACAAATGACGTTGAAATAGAAGACTCGGAAGATCCGTATGCCGTGCTTGCCTCTTCTGCGGCAACTAAAGGTTTTACCGCTCAGACCTACGATATGTCACCAGAAGCATATCAGGCCCTCCTTGGCTTTACGAAGTCAACGGACACGAAGTGGAACGAAGAGCTGCCTACAGAAACGGAAATTTACAAGGCTGTACAGATAAAAACAAAGACGCTGGACGATATACCAGCAAAGGTGTTCCAGTGGGCTAAAATGAAGCTTACAGTCACTCGCAGCGGCTCAATCAGTAAAACCGGCTTGCCGAACCTTAACATTGAGTTCCGTCAGATGGCGGTGTTTAATGACAAGGGCGAGAAGGTAAGCGGCCATCGTTGGGCATTGCTCGACGATGTGAAAGACGCTTTGGAGGCAGCTAAGAAAAGCGGCATCTAACAAAGCCATCTTTTTATCCATTATAAACAAGGGCGGTAAGGTAAGGGCAAATCCCAAGCCGTACCGCCTTTTTAAATATTATCTTTTCTATGAAGACTAAAGATAAAAAAATAACAGCTGATACGCTAAAGGAGAAACCTGTAAAGATAAAGGTAGGGCGCGTGTCGTTTACCATAAAGCCGTTGACGTTTATGCAGATTTATGAAATGTCTGTGTTTGCCAATGACATTAAGGCACCTACATGGGGGGCCGACGGCGTTGTTAATATTATGCGAGAAATGATAGCGCATGGCAATGATGCACGTCTTATGTGTGAAATATTTATTGTATGTGCTTTCCGCAAGGCACGGTGGCGTTGGCTATGGGGGCGTTATATACGCAAGCATCTTGACATAATAGCCTTTAATGAACTTGTCAAGTTTATTAGTCGTTCTTTCAACGCAAATTTTTTCTTGACCTCTATAACTTTCCTTACCCAAGCAAAGATGATGACGGAACCATTAACGACTCCCCATGGGCAACAATCGGAGGAGTAATGAAATATTTCCGCATGACTTATGACGAGGTTGTGTTTAAGAGGTCTTATCTTAACATAATGCTTCTAAATCGTTCTATTCCGACTTGGGAGGTAAAGAAAGATGACGAGGAGGAAGAAACGCATAAAAATGCAAATAAAAAGGCAAAAACGCATGAATATCAGCCTTTAAAAGATGATGTTAGTGCCGATGCTTTCTTTATGGGAATGATGTAAATTAACACGAAAAATATGGCAACACAGGAAATTCTCGGCATAAGCGGCCAGATGGACATAAGCGACATTCAGTCGTCTATAGACAAACTTTGCGATAGCTTGTCGCGTGTAGGCGTAGATACAGATGCCTTGTCGCAACGAATGACAAAGGCTTTGAATGATATTGCCCATTCCGATAACAATCTCGCGGAAAAGACCCAGCAAGCCATGCAGACATTAAAATCTGCTATGGATGAAGCTATAAAGGGCATTCAAGTAGTCCCCGAAATGATTGATACCGCCAACAAACGAGTTGAAACCATTGAGGGCACTATCGGTATGCTTAACGAGCAGTTATCTAAGACAGAAAAAGGCTCAGAGGCATTTGGTTCGCTTACCAAGCAGATTGATGCTCAAAAGCATTCTTTGGAATTGGCGAAAGGTGATGTAAAAGACCTTGTTGAATCTTACGATGGAGTTAGAAACTCTATATCTCAGGTAAATGGTGCGTATCAAGCATTAAGTGCCTTCTCTGTTGCAAGCACAAGTGCTAATGGCGTTCAGTCTGCAACAAATATCGCAGTAGGGGCTACGGCTACAACTGCGGCAACTGCTACATTAGCAGAAGCGGCCGCTCATGTGGCAAATGTCGAGGCAGCAACGCAGAATGCCGAAGCAGAGAATCTGAACGTAGAGGCAACCAAACATCTTACAGAAGCATTGCAGCAGTATATTTCTGTTGCTTCGGGTCGTGCCGAGATTGAACGAATGCAATCCGAGAGTGCAAAGGATCTGAAAGAAGATATGAATTTGTACGAGAAGGCTATTGAGGAAATACAGAATAAACTTGGTACAACTGACTTTGCTAAAAATATTGAGGAGGCAACAAAGAAGATAGAGGTTCAGAAATCAAAGATTGAGGGATATAAGAATGCCATTTCCAATCTTTCTGCTGCGGATAACGAAACAGGAAATGGTGCTAATTACTATAATAAGCTTATAGAGAGAGCACAAGAAAATATTGATGCTCTTCAAGCAAAAATCAATGATTGGCATACAGAACAGCAGCGACTTAATGCAGACCTTCAGCAATACAATGCTCTTCTCGAAGCTGCGAATAAGATTCAAGGCGGTTCAACTATCGTTCAGTCTGATGCAACCTCAACAGTAAAAATCAACGTTGAGGACACATCATTATCAGAATTGACTTCTAAAATTGATGAGAGTAAGCAGAAATTGCAAGATTTAGAAGCAGAAGCTTCTAAGATGGATGGAAAGTCACTTGGAGAAAAGCAAAAGGAAGACTTGCAGAAGCTACAGTCTGAGATTGAAAAGACAAAGAATAACATATCTGTCTTACAAGAGGCTATCCGTGAGAAGAACGAGGAGACATTCATCGGTAGATTACGCAATCAGATTTCTGATTTTAGACAGAAGATTTCTGATTTCGGTCAGAGTATAAAAGATAAAATCACTCAGCCTATTGATGAGTTGAAATCTAAGGTGAGCGGTTCTTCTTTCGGTCAGCGTTTTAGTGAGGAGTTTTCGCAAGCAAAGGCTGGTCTAAGAGACTTTAAGGACGGAATCATTAATGTAATGACTGCCAACGGCAAGTTACAAGGTGAGATTGGTAAGGTCGGCGAGGCTTTTAAGGCTCTTGGTATTCCCGTAACGGGGTCTCTTACCGCCATTAAGTCTGTAACAAAGGCTCTATGGGGAATGTGCGCAACGCCCGTAGGTGCGGTAATTGCTGCAATCGCCCTTGCTTTTAAGGCTGTGCATACATGGATGACTAAGTCCGCAGAAGGTCAGAAGGTCTATACAAAGCTGATGGCTTACTTTGGTTCTCTTGCTAAATCTGTCACCGATATTGTTATTATCTTCGGAGAATACTTGTATAAGTGCTTCACTAAACCAAATGCTCCTCTTCGTGATTTCGGCAATAATTTTGTTAAGACATTTAAGACCGCCGTGAAGGCAGCGGTAAACCTTATCGGTGGTCTCGGTACAACCATCAAAGGTGTGCTTAATATGGATTGGGATACCTTTACATCTGGTCTCAAAAAAACTTGGGATGGAATTAAAGGTGCTGGAGAAACCGTTATAGATGCATTCAAAACGAGCGTATCAGGTGCAATAGGTGCGGTTAAGACAGCTTATGATGCTTTTACCAATGAAGATTTATCTAAGAAGTTAGGAGCGGCATTCAATGGAATACTAACAAAAGCAGAACAAGCAGCTTCCCTTGCGGGTAAGATTCAAGAATCACAGATAGCTATCAATAAGAATAAGGAAACACAGCTCAAACTTGACGGAAAAATCGCTGAAGTAAGAAATAAGATATATACATTACAAGGAAAGGAGAAAATTGCCGCCATAGAGGAAGCAAAGGCTCTTATCAGTCAAAAATACGATTTTCAGATAAAGCAGCAACAACAACTCGTTGAATTACACGAGAAGCAAGCTAAATTACATACACAATCCTTAAAAGATATTGCCGCAGAGCGTGAGCTTAGAATGCAGGTTCTTAGAACACAGGTTCAGCAGAATAGCGAGCAAAGAATGCTTATCAGACAAGAGGAAGCAGCAAAACGCTCACTTGCAAACAAAAGTAAAACCGATGCAAAGAAGGATGCTACTCAGCAGAAGCAGATTGATTCGGCTGAGGGGAAACTTGATGAGGTTATCTACAAGAATGCCTACGAGAGGGCTAAAGCTTGGCAATCTTTGGAACAGCAGGTAACCGATGCAAAGATTAAGGCAATGAAGGAAGGTGAAGAGAAGGTCATCGCCGAGCGCAAAAGAGAGCTATCTAAAGAGATTGAGCAGATTGAAGAGCAAAAGAATGCAGCTATCAAAGCAGAGCGTGACCGACAGAAAGCAGAATTTGATGCACAGCAGTCTGTTATCAAGGCAAAAGGTGGTAAGGCTGAGACTTGGGATGATAAAAAGCATCTTGATTCAAAGAATATTGAGAAGATTACCGAGCAGTACACCATCATTGAGCAAAAGACTGTAGAATCATATAATAATGAGATTTACGCCGATGAGATTAAATCATATCGTGAATATTTGAAGGAGTATGGCAACCTCGAACAGCAGAAGCTTGCCATTGTTGAGGAATATAATGAGAAAATCAAAGAAGCAAGGGTCAAGGGTAATCTTTTTGAGGAGGCAAAGCTTAAAACAGACCTTGAAGAGCAGTTAAAGGAGCTCAATTTCAATGATTTCAAGGATTCTATCAACTGGGATCCTGTCTTCTCTGATATGGATAGATTAAGTAAATCATATCTTGAAAAACTGAGAAAAAAGCTCAAAGACCTTCTCAGTTCGGGTACTCTTGATATTGATGATATGAAGGTTGTGTCAGAACAGATTGGAAAGATTGATGACGCTATTTCGGAGCAGACAGACAAATGGGGATGGTCTAACGAGAAGGTGCGTGAATACAATCGTTTATTGCAAGAGGCTACTGACGCACAAGAGCGATTAAGAAAAGCCACAGTTGAGCAATACAATGCGCAGGAACAGCAGTCTTCTACGAAGATTGCTATACAGAAAGTCTTTGCAGAAACGGGTGTATCTGTAAGCACAGATAAAATAACTTCTCAGAATAAAAACAACCTCTTAAATGAGAACAAAATCAATCTCGGTGATGAGCAGCTTAAAAAGTTAAAGAAGCTTTTTGATGAACTCGCTGTTTCCGAGGTTAAGGTCGGTAAGGCAACAAAAGAAGTAAAGAAGGCACAAGAGGATGCAAATGTTGCACAAGATAAGGCAAGGAAATCTATCAAAGAGATTGCAGGCGAATGGGCAGAAAGCATGAGTAATATTGCTAAGAAGCTACAAGAGGCAAGTGAATTGATTGATGCTCTCGGATTCGGTGATTCAGACCTTGGGAAGAAGGTTAAGAGTGGTGCAGATGCTTTCAATAAGGGCTCGCAAGCGGCAGCAAATTTTGCTACGGGCAACTATATCGGGGCGGCTATTAACGGCGTAGGGGCTATCAAATCACTTGGTAGCGCCCTTGGTATTGGCAATGGTAGTAATGCGAAGGAAGTTGCGGAGACTACAAATCGTCTTACTGAGTCAAACGAGCGTCTGCAATATTCTATTGAGCAGTTAAAGAGCAGCATAGACAAATATTCGGGAATGAAGGCTGTTGACAACTACACAAAGGCATATGATGCACAGAAAAAAATCAATGAGCAAAGTATGGGGATACTTAAAGCTCAAATGGGGTATCATGGTGCCCATCATTCAAACAGCTATTATTGGGATTTGTCAGCTTCTGATTATGCGGCCATAAATAAAACTCTCGCTTCTCAGAAAGATGTAAGGGGTGGGTATGTTAATTCTACAATTAACAGCGTACATTCCCTTGAGGACATCTACAAACTTACGCCAGAGCAGATGAGCGATATACGCACATACAATGAGGATGTGTGGAAGAATATGCTGGAGCAGGGCAAGTATGACAAAAGCGAATACTGGGAGAAATACACCGAGTATGCTGGCAAGCTTGAAGAGCTGACTGAGCAGATTAATCAAAATCTTACTCAGACCAATTTTTCGTCCATGAAGAGCGATTTTATAAGCAAGCTTATGGACATGGAGAAAACCGCGAAGGATTTTGCAAATGATTTTACAACAATGCTTAATCAATCAATGCTGAACTTTGCGGTTGAAAAACTTATGGACGAAAAGCTAAAGCCGCTATATAATAAGTGGGCCGACAAGATGAAAGGAGGCCAGCTCTCAGATACAGATATTGCTGACTTACAAAGAGAATATGCCGAAATAACAGATGAAGGTTTAAAAATAAGAGATTATATCTCCACTATTTCGGGGTATAAAGATGCTCAATCTGAACAAAATGCAACAAGCAAGGCGATAGAAGCCATTACCGCCGACCAGGCAAGCTCACTCATTGGCATTGGCTACGCATTGCAAACGGCAGTGGAGCAGGGCAACGAAACACGCACGCAGATAAGTGCGGACATTAGTCTTATGCGTGGCTATGCCGAAGCGGTAACGCTTAACATTTCGGAAATGCGAGATATTCAGTATGAGGGGCTGGGGCAGTTACAACAGATTGTGAAAAACACTGCACCCATTATCCTTATTCGTGAAGACATTGCAAATATGTATAAAATAATGAAAGACAGGTATTAAATGAAAAATCAGGCGTTTATAAAATCTGTCAACGAGGCTGATACTGCTTATGTTGACATTGACACATTCGGCGTGACATTGACCAAAGGCTGGCGTGAGGCATTGCTTATGCCAGCTTCGGTCAAAAGCTATGTAACAAATGACAGTCGCTTGCAAGATGGCGTTGCCATTATCGCTTCGTCTGAATATACAAAGAAAGACAAGAGGGATATTTCACTTTCATTTTTCCTTGAAGGTACAGATGAAAGCGATTATTTAAGCAAGCTTGAGAATTTTCTTGATAAAATAGCATACAGCGGTGAGATATGCCTTAAAGTGCCTACTCTGAAATGTATATACAAACTTGTTTATTCGCAATGTTCCAAATTTGGCGATTATGGGCTAAAAAAGGGTAATTTTACCCTCAAAATGACAGAGAACGACCCCAGCGACAGAAGAAAAATATGATAAAAATATACAACATAGACGGAAGCGTTATTATGTGTGTTGAAATAGCACAAGACGCAAAGCGAGAGGAAGAATTAGCCAAGTCGGATTATATCTCCCTCTCGTTTAATGCTGCCGTTAAAATTGTGTTGCCCGTCGGTGCTTATATTGAACATTCGTACTATATAGACACGGTACGAATGGTAAAGCACCGATTTTCGTTGCTTGAAGAGTATGAGCCGACACAGACAAGCGAATCTTCGTGGAAATACACGCCAAGTTTTCAGCACCCCAAAATGCTTCTTTCCAAGATACCGTTTTATATCAAAACAAAAAATTCAAGAAATGAAGATATAAAGCAATATGTTTGGTCTTTTACAGGCACGACCCAAGCGATGGTCGACAAATTGTGCAATTTCCTTAACAATGACATAAAGTTTGGCAGCTGTGGATGGAAATCATATATCTCTTCATCGGTAACAAATACGCTTAATGTATCGTTTTCAGACAACGACTTTATATCTGCACTGACAAGTATCGCAAGTGCGATAGGCGATAATTGCGAATGGCATATAGATTATGACAATGAAATTCTTTACGTTGGGCATATCTCAATAGATGATGGCGAACAGATATTGGAGATAGGCAAAAATGTCGGTATCTCTTCTGTTACTAACAGCAAAGAAAATTTTTACAATGTATTTGCCATCTTTGGAGGCAGCCGCAATATAACGCAAACAAACTCCTACGGAGAGAATATTTCTTCGGGTGACATTCGTTTGCAGTTGGATAAAGGCAACGGCTCTCTTACCATAGACGGTAGAGCTTACGATTATACAATCGACGAATTTTCAACACTTGATTTAAGAAAGGATAAAACCCAAGAGCCTTTATTTATGAAAGTGCTTGATTTTTCGGATATATTCCCCTCTCTTAATACTTATGTCTATGATGTAAGAGGACGCGAAAAATATGTTATAAACGAGAATGGAAACAAAGTACCGTTGACATACAACACCGACGGTTCTGTTGCCGAATACAAGACATTCACGGTATGGTACATGCGTCTGGCCTATCCATCAGCAGAAAAAATAAATGGCAAGACAGTGATAAATATCACCACAGACAATGGCGTAACGCATTATTGGTATGATTTTGAAATAACAGACGATTTGCTTGTAAACGGCAAAAATCTTTCCTGTTCCTTTGAAGCAAACTTTAATACAGGTGCGCTTTCTACTCCTCTTGCCGGGCGTGGAGCCAATGGCAGTTATGTTGGTTTTGAATTGACATATCATAAAGAAAATATGTCTTCACACACTTCTGATGATGTCAATACTTCTGATTTTAAAATAAAGACAGGAGATTACGAAATAATCTATCAAGAAGACAACAATGTCTTTGTACCCAGCAACGAGAGCGAAAAGCTTATACCGAGAGGTGAGAGTTTGCCATCTTACAAATGTAACATTACAGTGTTGTATAACATTGCGATGGACGAAGGTATCTATTACGCTGATGCAAAAAAAAGATTGCTTGATAAAGCTATAGAAGAAATAACACGTCTACGCTCTGATTTAAATAATTATGAGGTAAAATCATACCCTCATGTTTTTAAAAGCAATAATCCACGATTGCAAATAGGTCAGAAGGTTACATTTAAAGATGGCTGTGGATATAGTCTTTCGACACGAATATTAAAGCTTTCGACAAATATTGATTTTGATTTTGTACAAGATATAAAGGTCGGGAATCAAGCCATAAAAGGTTCAATTACCAAACTGCAAGAAGATGTTCAAACAATTGTCGCAGGTGGCCTTGGAAGCAATAGTGGCGCACAATATTCTCCTTCGCAGATAAGAAGCCTTGTAGAGAAATACGGCACGTCTTATTTTTTATCCAAAAAATTTAAGGACACTGCGCATGAGGAGATGACCTTTGCCAAAGGACTGTTCACCGGCACCTACAAGAAAGGTGTGAGCGGCGGCAGCATGGACAGCGACGGCAACGCGGAGACAGGCAAGCTGACGGCGCGAGGTGATGTGCAGCTTTTGAGCGACACCTTCTTCGGCTCGGGGAGCGACAAGGCGAACATGCCTCATGTTGACAGCGGGAGCGGTGACGCGCTGCTCGGCGATGTGGTGCTGACGGCGTTGAGAAACAAGGACTTTGACGCGCTGCTACAGCGGGGCTTCGGCTTTACGAAAGGCGTGAACGGCAAGTTTACGCTTAGTGTGACCGACCTCATGGTGTGGGGCAAGGCAATCTTTAACGAACTTGAGATTCGCAAGCTGAGCAGCGTGGGCGGCAACGTGTATCTTAGCGGTGCGTCGAGCAGGATAGCGCATGTTAAGGAGGAGATGCAGGACGGACAGCTTGTGGGATGGCGTTGCTACATTCTTGCTGATGACGGAACGATGGCAACCCAGAACGGCTGGAAGATGTATGACCAGGCTCGGTGTCAGACCTTTGACATCGCTTCGGGCAGTTATGAGGGTGTGGGAAACCGCAGTTATTGGCGACTTGTCACGGCTGTGAGCAGCACGAACGAGACGATAACGGATGCTGAGGGCAACGACCTGTACAACGGTAAGAAATTTGCGTGGGTGGTGCTCTCGGCTACCGACTGTGAGGATAAACAGACGAACGATATACCTCAAGCTGGCGATGTGATTGTGCTTGACGGTCACAGGCAGTTTGCCGAGGATGATTCAAGGGCTGTGTATAACGACGCTTCGAGAACAAACGTAATGATGCTTCAGACGACGGGCAGCGAGGGCAGTGTGCCTAACATTATCTCGCTGCACGGCATCGTTGACTACAGGCACAGCTCAGCGAACAACAAATATAGCAACACCGTCTTCATCCTCTCTCCCGAGGAGGTGGTGTTCCTTAGCGCGAGGTTCAAATGGATAAGCGCGAGCGGTCAGCCGATAACGTTTGTGAACTTCCGCGGGGCGTGGGACGCAAACGAGACCTATTATTATTACGATCAGGTGAGCCATAATAATGCCATTTGGACTTGCATCGTTGCGGAGGACAGTAGTACGACTGAAGAGCCTACGGACACAAGCACGGTGTGGCGAAAGGAACTGACAGGTGGTGCTCCCGGTGCTGACGGTCTTGCCTATGTCTTGCAGGTGACGAGCGACAAGGGCACGGTCTTGGTGAACGGCGTGGGTTCCCTTCTGCTTACAGGCACGCTCTACAGGAACGGTGAGGACGTGACCTCAACCATTGCGGAAGGTAACTGGTCATGGTACAGGGTGTCGGCAGACACGGCAGACGATGCCGTGTGGAACCGCTTGCATGAGGGTGTGGGCAACACCTGCAAGATTACGGGAGACGATGTGACGCGCGTGGCACAGTTTGGCTGTAGGGCTTACGTTCAAGACACGTCGTCTGCGAAGGTCCTCACCATCGACTCGTTGGAGCAATGATATAAAAAAAGATATTTAACGACATAGCAATAAATAAAAAAAAGAGAAAGACATGGCAAAAGTTTTAGCAAATGGTCAAATCACCATCGTTGACTTGAATGACGGCAAGGCCGTACAGTGTTTCACACAGGCATCGCTCGGCGACACCCAGATTTACACCCCCGACACCAACACCTACACGCCCAGCTACTCGGCAAGTGCGCCCAACGTGATAACGGCCAAGGTGTATGTGACGGGCAGCTCTGACGACCAGGCCCCCACGTCGGCATGCACAGGCTGGTCGTGGAAGGTGGACGGCGTGGCGGCCACTCCCGTGAGCGGCAAGAGCTGGCAGCTGAACATATCCGCGAACATAGCCAAGGATAGCCCGAACAAGCAGATTGAGTGGTCTTGCACCTATACAGACCCCCAGACGGGTGCCACTACAAAATGTATGGGCTACAAGACTATCAGCATGGCGAAGAGTGGAGGTGCCTTGCAGATAGTGCAGATAGAGACTCCCGACGGCAACACGTTTGACTCGTCTAACGCGAGCAAGACCCTTAGAGCCGTGGCAAAGTTCTTCAGAGGCAATGTACAGGACACGGTGGTGACGAGCATGAAATGGGCAAAGCTCAACATAAGCGAAGGAACATGGACCGACATCTCGGCAGGCGTGAGCACGGCCAACGGCGTGAGCACACTGAACGTGGTAGCAGACGATGTGCTCAACTTCCAGACCTTCAAGTGTACCGTAACTGACGGCAAGGACACAGCCTATCAGATTGTGACCTTCTTCGATGCCTCAGACCCTTACGTCGTGGAGGTGTTTTCGCTCACGGGCGACAAGATCGTGAACGGAGCACAGAACACGGAGCTGTATGCCCGCGTGTGGCGCGACGGCAACATTGTGGAGGACGGCGCGACGGTGAAGGCCGACACATCGCACACGACAAAGTTCACTTACAAATGGACGAAATATAACGCCAACGGCGTGGCTACAAACTGGAACGGCACAAGCAGTCCTGTACACACGAGCAAGCTGCCCTATGTGACGGTGAGCAGCGCGGACGTATCGGTTAGAGCAACGTTCACCTGTGAGGTGAGCACTAAGTAAACCTAAAGACGGGAAAGAGATGGTAATAGGCAAAGGATATATCACTATTGCCGTGATTCATGACGGCGTGGACGGTGCTAATGGTTACACCGTCTGCGCTATGCCGTCGGTCATTACGCTCGGCATAAACAAGGTGTCGGACACGGCTTTTGCTGCCGACACGACGAAGAACAACACGGCTACTGTGAAGGTGCTGAAAGGCAACCTTGACATCACGGCGAGGTGCAGGATAACGGTTGCGAGCTCAGAAAACTGTACGGCAACAGGGCCGACGGTGGGCGACTCGGGTCTGGTTAAGGTGACGCGCATGTCAACCTATACGGCAGATGGCGTGACCTATCCCTTCACGACAGGCTCTGTGACAGTGGCCATCAATATTGGAAGCACGACCCTTAGTCATACCATCGCCGTGAACGTTGACATGAGCAAGGTGTGGGGCGGTGTCGAAACCTTGGTGAATGGCCTGAAGAGCGAGTTTGGCGAGTTTCAGCAGGACTTGCAGAGCGAGAATCCCAACGTGCTGACGAAATATACATCCAAGATCGAGCAGACGACAAAGAACATCTCGGCTAAGGTAGCGCAGGAGACGGTGGGCAGGCTTAACCTGTTGCCGGGTACGGCGTTTAACGTAGCAGCAGACGTGACACAGCAGCGACCCGATACGTTCCCTTGCACCATACTGCCTTTAGGCGGTCTTGAAGGTACGGGAGCGATGGTTGTAAATCAGACAGGGTCTACAACGACAACATTGAGCGGTCTTATGTGGAAAGGGGTGGTTCTGAAGCCAAAAACCGACTATATGGCGAGCGTGTGGGCGAGAGCCGACGGCGGTCTGGACGATAATATGTATCTCAGCATGCGACAAGAAGGTGCGGACGAAGCTTTTTGCTATATTGCTCTTGCGTTGCCAAACGAGACGCATGAATGGAAACTGTATAAGACTACCTTCAAGACAGGTGAAACGGCAGCGAGCTGTAACAACGTGAGAGTGGAACTTGCCATAAGAAAGAACGGCGTGGGCCGCTGCTGCAAGCTGATGCTTGATGAGAGCGCGACCTACAACGGGTGGACTGCTGCGTCTTATGCTGATGTATCTTCGCGTGCGTTAGAGGCTACGGGCATCGACATCAAGCACAAGACGATCGACATGACGGCTGACAAGTTTACGCTCAGGAACAACCATGGCGAGAAGAGCTTCGGTGTGGACGAAGACGGCAACCTCGAAGCGCGGTCACTGAAAAGCGTGTCGAAAGACGGACTGCTGACGGCCGTGATAAAAGACGGAGCGTTCACGGCGTTAAGCGGACTAAGCGGAGCGACTGCCTTCTTCGGCTTGATTGACGGTTTGCCATATTTACAGTTTACCAACGCGGCGGGTGTGGTGTGTTACGCCATCGGACCGAGCGGGGGTCAGGTGACAGGTACTGTGGGCGTGCAGATGGTTGTTTGTGGCGTGAAATATAGCGTTACAACGATAAGTCCTTCGGGTGGCAAAAGCAGTTACTTGATTGGCTACAGCGGTTCTGTGACGCTACAGAATTTTGGTTCTGAGAGCGCGAAGATTTATCAAAGCAAGCTAAAGCTCGTCATTGACGGCTTCACAGATACGCTCACAGCGGGATTTAAGGATGAAAGTTTCCCGTTAAACGAGGTGGGTCAAGGCAAGGTCATGACGCTCATACCGGGTAAGCTGATGCAGGCCGAGTTTAAGATGAACCTTGTTGCGGAATCCATGTCCACGACGGGTAGCGACGGGTCTATGATTGCGAAGCCGAGCGGCGCGAGGGGCTGTAAGCTGAAGCTCAACGGGGAGGTTATTGGTAAGGGAGCGATTAATTAGACCTGTGATAAGACAAGTGAGAGAATAAACGAGAAGATAAAACTTTAAAGTCTAAAAATTTGGGATTATTTAAAGACTAAAAAAAGAAAAGGAAGATGAACGGAATGGTACCTGAACAGATTAGGCTGGTGTGGACACTGCTATGCTCTACCCTGCTGGCTATTGTTGCGCCGACTGGCACATTTTTGGCTGCTCTGACGCTGGCCTGCATGTTTAATGTGTGGGCAGGAATGAGAGCGGACGGCGTGAGTGTGATAAGATGTAAGAAATTTTCTTGGGACAAATTTCTGCGGGCGTTGTATGAGTTTGCCGTTATCTTGGCTGTGATAGAGCTGATACGCGGCATCATGTATTTATGCGGCGATGACGGCGTGAGCCTCTATCCTGTGAAGATATTGACTTATGCAGCATGTATCATATACTTGCAGAACGCGCTGAAGAACTTGGTGAAGGCTTACCCGAAGAATAAGATGCTGTGGGTGGTCTACCTTTTTATAAGATGCGAATGGAGAAAAGCTCTGCCTGCAAACGTGGACGCGATGCTGGAGCAGTATGAGCAGCATGTGCAGCGGACGAGCAGGGACTGCAAGGACTGTAAGGAAAGAAAGGAGGAGAAAGATGTGGAAGGTTAGTGACAAGCTGCTAAAGCACATAAAGAAGGCCGAGGGCTACAGGAGCAAGGCTTACCTTTGTCCTGCGGGACGCTACACCTGTGGCTACGGCCACACGAAGGGCGTGACGCGGAGGACGGTCTGTGACGCTGACAAGGCAGAACGATGGCTGCGCGAGGATCTGCAACCTGTTGAAAACTTTGTGAACGCTATCCATAACGTCAATACCCAGGGCAAGTTTGATGCGATCGTCGATTTCGCCTTTAACCTCGGCCTCGGCAACCTGCGGTCTAGCACGCTGCTGAAGCTCATCCAGCGAGGTGCTTCTGACAAGGAGATTTGCAGGGAGTTTGAGAAATGGGTGTATGCAGGAGGAAAGGTGCTGGACGGACTTGTGGCTCGACGTGATTGGGAGGCCCAGCGATGGTGTGAAACGTAAAGACATGGACTATGGAAAACTATGATGAATTGTTCAGAAAGATGGTGGCTGCGCTTGTGGGGTGCGTGCTCTGCTGGCTTATAGGCCACCTGTTCGCGAGCTGTTCGCCGGGCCGACAGGTGACAGGCAGCTCTCACAGGGTGGACACGGTGTATGCCGTGAAGACGGTGAGGGACACGGCGCGGGTGACAGACTCTGTGGTTGTGAGGGTGACGGCAAAGGGCGACACGGTGTATAAGACCAAAGAGGTATGGCGAGAAAGAGAGAGGGTGAGATGGCGCGTTGACACGGTGTATAAGGCAGCTGTGAGGACGGACACGATAAGGGTTCCTGTGACGGTGGAACGGAAGGTGCCGTTGTGGGAGCGCGTGACCTACAAGATTGCTGACGAGCTGTGGAGCTTTACTAAGGCCTTGGGGCTGATAGGTCTCTTGATAGCAGCAGTGGCGTGGGCGCGTGGACGGTTGACGAGAAGGAAAGAATAAAGATAAATACTTTTTTCATAATTTTTTAAAGGTTGTTAATTGTTAGGTTTTGGGCCTTTCCTGTCCGTGAGGATGGGAAAGGTTTTGTTTTTTTTAAATTGTAATAACATACTGCTTTTATGTGATATATCGTTGCATAAATCAAGTATATGCTAATAGTTTAAAGAATTAACATTCAAATTAACTACATTCTGATAATTTTTGCTGTATTTGCACGGTGTCAGATATTAAACTAAACGATTATGACAGAAGAAAAGAAAAAGGCACTCCTTTCTGTCTTAGATGGGATGGACGTTAGCGAGGTTATCTCGCTATTAATAATGAGTGGTAACAGCTATTCAAGAAGATTGTTAAAATTCATCAAGTGGATAACTAAATGGCTACCTATAAGTATAATGGTATGGCATAGTTTTGCTATGTGGGACTTCTCGCAGAATCCGAGGGAAATGTTTATCGTGCATTCTGAACACTGGCCAAGCTACACATTTATATATGTTTTGCTGTATCTGCTGCCGATAGTGCTTATACTGTTCAGTAGATTTTTCTGGCTGTGTTGGGTATACAGGATTCCGTTCTTTTATTATTTTGGTGTTAATGCTATACATCTTACGTATTGGTCATGGTATACCACTAATGAAATGGTAATGTCGTGTATGTCTGTAATAGTAATGACAGGACTATTCTATCTGTATTGGTCAGTAGATTGGTTCTTAACACGAACAAGGATAGGAAAAAGAATTTTCTTCTAAAGCGAACGGTTATGAAAATGAAAGTTTTTAATTATTACACCTTGGCTCTCATACTGAAATCTCTTTATGAGAGCTGTATGAAGGCATGGGAACAACAGAAGAATGGAGAAAAGGTAACAGCTTGCGGAATGTCTGACGAGGATATAGAAGAACTATGCGAAGACTATCTTCCGAATCTGATGAATCCTATGATGAGCACGGAGGAGGTGAAAGACAGGTTAGGTGTGAGCGAGGCGACGCTTAACAGGCTTGTTGCCAAAGGCGAGCTGCCCAACGGACAGAAGAAGAGACGCGGACACACGCGGTACTGGAAGAAATGGGACGTGCTGTGGTTTTTGAGAAAGAAAAAGAGCTGACAGAGAAGCGCTCACCTTGGAGACAGGGTGGGCGTTTTTTATGACCATGAGGGGGAAATGATATTACCTCCTATCAAGCTAACCGACTGATAATGAAAGGATAACAAAAAGACTGATAGAGTTATTAACCGTTTGTGAAGAACTTGCTAACTTTGCCTATGTAACGTTACAGAAAAAGAGTTAATAAACCTATTAGTAAAAAAACAGAAAAACTTTGTTATTATGGAGAGTAAAACTTATGTGTTCGGAGAGAACGGCACCAACACTGGCGGCGGTCTTAACAGCGTTTTGGCTATGCTCCCAGCCCTTTTGCAAAAGCAGGGCGTAGACCCAAGCCTGTTGGCACTTTGCAACGGCAAGAGCAACGGCGGTTGGGGTGATAGTCTGTTCGCCATCCTGCTGCTCTTTATTATAATGGGCAGAGGCAACTTCTTCGGCGGCGGTTACGGTGGCGGTATGATGCCCAACGGACAGGGCGGTGTTGTGCCGATGATCAACAACGACGCCAACACGGCTGTTATTATGCAGGCTGTTCAGCGCAACGGCTATGACGTGCAGAGTTTGGCTACGGCCCTCAACACATCGAGCGACGCTGTGATGGCAGCTATCAACAGTCTTGGCCAGCAGGTGTGCAACATAGGCAGCCAGATGGGTATGAACACCAATCAGGTGCTTACAGCCTTGATGCAGGGAAACAACGCTATCGCCACACAGCTGGCAGAGTGTTGCTGCAAGACGAACAACGCCATCACGGCGATGGACGGCAACGTGAAGCTGGCCATGTGTCAGCAGACGGGAGCCTTGCAGAACGCCATCAACAACGTGGCTGTGGGACAGGAGCGTGCGGCATCTTCCCTCGCTTATACTACCCAGCAGCAGACTTGTGATTTGCGCAACGCCATCAAGGAAAGCACTCTTACCATCGTTGACGGTCAGAAGCAAGCCGAGATGAGGGAGATGCAGAACAAGCTCGACGCTTTGCGCGAGGAGAACAGCACCTACAAATCGTCTGCCATGACGAGTCAGATTGTCGGTCAGGCCATTGCTCCTATCAATGCTGCATTGGCTGGTCTACAAAAGGAGGTTGGCGCAATCAAATGTGCCCAGCCGAATACGGTGACTGTCCCTTATCAACCATTTCAAGCTGTTCCCAACTGTGTAGCAGCACAGATGGGCCTGTACGGTTACAACGCTGTCAACGGAGGCGGTTTTTGGTATTAACGCAAGGAGGACGAGACTATGATTTGGGGCTATCCATATTCATGGGTCAACCGAAGAGGGTCGGCAGCTATCGGCTCGACGGGTGTGAAGGTGAACACGGACAGCGTGGTATTTACGTTCAAGAACCACGCCTTCGTGAACGCCAGCTACAGGGGTACGATATATGTGAACCTGATGCAGGCTATCCCGACAGGCACGACGGGTACGCTGCCTATCCTCTTTGAGACCAACGGCGTAACACAAGCCGTAACCAAGTTTAACGGTGCGGCCTTGACCGTGGCCGATATAGCAGGAACAGGCGTGTATCAGCTATGGTTTGAGAGAGACACGAACACCCTTCAGCTCATGACGGGTATTGTTTAACAAATTAGCACTCATTTTCTATGTTCAATGGATTGAGAGAGAATAGCATATTTTATGTGCTTGACAAGAGTGGAGAGCCTGTGCTGAAGATAGGACAGGTAGTAAGCGTTAGTAACCCACAGCCGAAATTTCCGACTTACCAGCCGGGTCAGATGGGCATGCAGACGATGGAGACCACGGTAGACATCAAGGTGAAGCTGCAAGACGGCGAGGTAGAGTTTAAGCAGTTGCCGTCGAACGCGCAGATTGCGAACTCGGGCACCCTTGTGGTGTCGGAGAGCAGGGAGGCGATGCTGTCGGAGGTAGAGGCGTTGCTGAAGATGTCGCGAGACGTTCTTGCGAGCAAGGACTATCACGAAAAGGTCGTTGCGAGCTGTGAGAAGATACGCGGTGTGCTGAACCCTCAGATTGCTAAGGAGAAGGCACAGGAAGAGCGTATAGGGAATCTTGAGGCAGACGTCAGCGGGATGAAGGGCACACTCAACAACATCGAGAGTATGCTACAAAAGGCGTTGAGCAAGAAGACGGGTGCAAGCTCTTAAAAAACACAAAGACTATGTATATGATAGAGATTAGAGAAGACAAGCTCGACGAGCTTGTGGAGAACGCCGAGAAGATGCTGCGTTACGGCGGCAAGGTGATGTCATGCCTTGACAGCCTGAGCGGTGAGCGCGGACGGATGGGACGAAGAAGCCCGATGCCCGACTATCGCGACGAATGGCGCACGGAGCGTGACGATTATGACGATGATCGTGAGGGCCGTTACGGCGAACGCGACGGCAGAGGCTACGGCAGAGGTAGAGGTCGTTACTAATGTTTAGTTTTAGTTTAACCGAAGCTTTGGCGGTGGTGTTTATTGCGCTGCTGCCAAAGCTCATCAAAATTGGGAAAGATGGGAAAATGTAGGATGCCACTGGACGTTTACGACTTGAAGCCCGAAGGGATGATAGCCTACCTCAGATATAACGGCTATCACTTTAACAAGAAGATGTGTGACTGGGCTGTCGGTCAGATGCGCAAGAAGAGCAAGGCTACAGACGGCGAAGAGCCTATAGAGCCTATAAGCAAGGATAAGGTGGAGGAGATGCTGGAGACGGCAGGTCTGAAACTTGACAACCTTGTGGGTTATGACCATGTGTATGTTGCGAACATGTGTAAGGCTGACTTTTGGGGCAGCTCGATCAAGGACGAGGAGAGTATGGCACGCTATGTCAAAGACACTGTTGACGACGTTGACCAGAAGGACGGTTTTATCTTTAACAGGTTTTACGCGGACTGTTGCCATGGCGGTCTGCCGATACCATGGGACGATGTGCTATGACAAGGAGAAAGATCAGGCTTGACCTGTATGGTTGGGAGGTGATGTGCTTCGTGGGCTATGGCCGCGACGATACTACAGAGATATGTGATGCCTTAGAGGCTATAGGCTGTGGCCGTGAAGCCGTGAGGGAAGCATATCACCACCTCACGCTTGGCAGCGAGGAGAGAGGCTTGACCTACTCGAACGTTGCGGAGCGCAAGAGCGTTGTTGCCGTGGGTGCTTCGGAAGCGGCAGATGTGGTGAACACGATAGGACACGAACTGTTGCATGTCGTAGCACACATCTGCGAGAAGGACGGCATAGACATGCTTAGCGAGGAGCCCTGCTATATATTAGGTCAGCTGTGTGAAAATTTATTTAAATCAATACGTTAAAACCTTAGCTTATGAAAGAGTTTATTAAAGAAATTAACGCCTGTAATGACGTGCAAGTGCTAAAAAGAGTTCTTGCTGTCGTACTGGACGAGCTTGACAAAAATGCCGACAAAGAAACTGCTGTGGCAAACAATATCCGCGAGGCTCTCGTGGGGAAACATTTTGATTGCATAAGTGCAAAGGCTTGCATTAACAAGATGTCTTACACTACATCTGACGGAACGGTTATCAATGCTCCTTTTGTGTCAGACCGCGAATGTTTTGAGCTGTACGAAGAGCGCAAGCAACAGATAAAAGGCTACAATATGTACGACTTCGCTGTGGTGCTTAACGATTGTATGGCCAATTTCCACAATCTTCTTTATAAGTGGTGGGAGAATGAGGACTGGTGCATCATGCTTATCAATTTTAGCGACATTGCCGTGGCGTGGCTGAACAACGACGCTATGTGTGTCGGCGAGAAGGCATGGAAGGTATTTGGCAACAAATAGCAAGTTGTGTTATTAGCGTGCTTGGCAATCGAGTAGGAGGAAAACGAAGTAGTTTTTCTCCTACTTTCGTTTTCCGACCTCTCACACCACCGTACATGCGGTTCCGCATACGGCGGTTCCTATTTTGGGTGCCATTCGAGATACGACCCCATTAAAGTGGCATACCCTGCCCTACATAGATGTTCCTTTGTTATAGCTCTATGCAGTATGTAGCTGTCAGCAATACGCCAATAGCCCTTGCGAGTATTACCCCATTCGTATGCTTTGTATTTATTAATACCACGTCTAATGAGGTTTGACACTTTTGTCTTGGTTTTCTTCCAAGATTTCCATATACACATGCGGATTCTACGCCTTAACCATTCATCTGTTTCAAGCAAGAGACGTTTCATATTGGCAAGGTGATAATAACCGACCCATCCTCTTATGTATTCTTTCATCTTTTGCTTTCTCTTGGCATATCCCCATCCATTGGTTCGACTTGTAGAAGATAACGCCTGTGTCGGCGAGCTTCTTGTTAAGCTCCCTTGCCGAGATGTGTAGCTCGTTCGCTATCTGCTGTGCCGTCAGCATATTCTCGGCGGCCAACGTCTGCTCGTAGTACTCCACCTTGGGAGCGTCCTTGGCAAGCTGCTCGCCCTGGTGGCTGATAACCTGCTCACGCTGCTCATTCTCGCTTTGCAACTCCTTAATGCGCTGCTCGCTGCGCTTAATTGTTTTGTCTGCCACCTTTAAAGCCCGGGCCATAATCATTTCCGGGGTGTCGGCAGCGGTTGTGGCAATGTAGCCGCCAGTTGTGCGGATTTCGTGAAGGATTTGTTTCACTCCTTTCTTAAACTGCTTGGCGGCTGGCTTGCGAGAAGACATAAGGACTTCGTACAAACCATCCTCGGTCAAAAAACAAGTTTCTCCTTGGCGACTGCATAGGTTGAATCTATGCACTTCGTCTTCATCTACTCTCTTAATGAGGTCTGGAACATTTTGTATTCCTATCCAATCGGCAACATCTTTTGCCCGAAAGAATGGAGTTTCAACTGTTCCCCAAACATCAATCTCCTTGTTAAGGAAGGTTGATTTGCTGATAATTTCGATTTCTTTCATCTTTGGACTTTTGAAGATTATAAGCGAACAAAAAGCGGTCGCCATATACGCTGTCCAAAGATGTTAGTACCCACTCCGAAAAGAGCTTCTGTCTTAAGAAAATATTAATATTTAACAAATGTTTTGATACGGTAAAATATAAAAGCCCTATCTTCACAGACTGGACTTTATGATAAAATTTAAACCTTTCGCTTATGTACGAAACAAAGGTACATAATAAAAGTTATATAGAAATTAAACAACTACTCAGCGTTCAAACAATCTTTGTTTTGAGCTATTTGTTTATGCGTATCGCTGTAATCTTCAAGCTGATGCGTGAAAGGTGTCATCTTTTGTAACTCCTTTGATACCGAAAAATCTTCGTTAAAGAAAGCAATGCCTTCTTGTATCTTTTTTAAAGACTCCAGCTTTTTCTTTGTCGTTACCACAGGATTTATGTAAATGCAACCGTGTTCCTGGGCGAACCGCCGACATTCATTGCCGCCACCATATATAACAAATAACGGAGCCTTGCCCAATGCCCAGTCGGTGGCAATGGACAGCTCAAATGCAAGGTTGTTTAGACGGTCTGAATAGCCTCGCGTCGCAAACGCTCTCCATCCGCGTGGAACGCCAAGCATATTGAGCTGGTACCATTTTTGAGCAACGTTCAAGTCAACAAAGACACCGATACCACGCATTTGCATGGCACGGGCAATCCAACGCTTTTTATAAAGAGCCTGCATACCAAATGAAATCGGTGTCTCGTTGAATAGTGAGAAATTAGGCTCTACGATGTTGGCCGGGTGATGCTGCTTGTATATTTTTTCTGGATGCTCGTACACAGAGGTAAAGCGGTAATCGTCTGTGTAGAAATGAAGTGTGCCTGTTCCGCCTAAATTATAAGTTCTTTTCTGTTCTCCGAAGCACAGAAATGGTATCTGACAACTGTCAGCCTGCATATTTATGTCAAGTGTAGGTATCTCAAACTCGTTGTCTGTCGGAAAGAGCATGTCTGGTATGGTTATGTCGTAATTATTTTTTTTCATCTTTGTAAGTTGCGTTTATTTGATTTTTTATGCGATTGTACAAATTTGTAAGCACTTTGTCTTTGACTTGTATATATTGCATATACCGCCGTGCTTGGTTAATAACGTTCTGCCGCGAGCGTGCAATAAGTCTTGCCGCTCGTTCCGGGTGAATACAGTATTCTCTTGTAAGCAGACAGTACAAGCCCCGAAGCTCGTTCGTTTTGGTGGTCTTTGTTTCTGATATTAAATCAAGAAATGTGATGCCACCGACCGAACACACGGCTTGCATAATGCGGTCTGCCCAGAGATATTGCTCGGTTTGTGAATGTGTCATAAGCTAAAATTTATGGTTTAACACTGCAAATTTAGTAAAACTAATAAAACGTTAAGTGTAACTCTTAAAATATTATAAATAATTAACAAAAGACTAAGAAATTCTTTGATAAAACAGAGAAATATATTAACTTTGCAACGTAGTAAAACTAATAAAAAGTTTAACACCACTAAATGGATTAGGTACACCATGAGGTGCAAAAAAGGATTTAATATGTGTCTTTAAGGCACTTTAAATACGAAGCGGCAAAGGGTACCTACTTTGTCGCTTTTGTTTTTACAAAAGCATGAAAATAAAAAGGTTGATATTAAATCAAATGTATCGCAATTCTTCTTTAAGAAAGGCGATAGCATTTTCTGTCTTTGTAAAAGCACACACACCTAATTGTGTCGTTAAAGATTGGAGCGTTAATAAATTACACGAAATGACAGGTGTAAGTGCAAATGCCATCAAGGCACGTTTGGGTGTATTGGAGAGCATGGGGCTTATAGAAAAGATAGGCATAAGAAAAAATCATCTCTTATTTAAATCTTTGCACAGTCATACAGCGCATCGTAATGTCATTATTTCTGACATCAAATTTAAACCTAACAATAACTTAAAAAAGAACGCTTATGCACAAGAAATAAAAAATATAGAAAATGTTTTGGCTGCTATGTTACTTGTAGAAATACAGCGTCACAAAGATTTTGCAAAACAAATGATTCAGCGAAAAGTTAATCCTCGTTCTGTCAAAGAATACAAGGAATCTGTAAAAGCTTGCAATCGTTTTGAGTTTCGCGAAGACAAGTTTGTAGACAATGGCATTTCTTACAAATATTTAGCTGCCAAAATAGGAATTTCAATATCTAAAACTGTCGAAATTGTAAAATGTGCGGTTTATAACAATTTGATAAAGAAAATACATAGGACTTACAAAAGATACAAGGCGTACAGCAAGTATATAGAAGACATCTTGTGTAACTTTACATTTTGTCACAACAACTATATTTACAAAATTTTGGCTAACAGGTACGAGCTGGTATAGCATGGTATATATTAGCTTTTAAAAAACTAAGACACGAGTTTAACAAAAAAAACAACAATATGGAGAACGTAACACAAATTCCTAAAATTGATTTTGTAGACAACGCTACAACAAAAGAAGCGTTTGTCTATTCCTGTCGCTACACGTTCGTTTTTTGGCGGAACGTATGGCGGTCTGTAAACTGCTTTGTTCATCGTTGGCCATGGTTTTGCGTGGCTGTAACAGCATTACTTGTTATCGCAATAAGTCATGCTTCGATAGGCCAGGCCCGCGCCGAGCGCGACTACGCCAACAAGCAGGCCGTCAAGCTACAGGAGAAGGTAGAGAGCCTTAGCTGCGCCGTGGAGGCAGGAAAGGAGGTAGCAAGATGACGGAATATTTGTTCATTACCCGTCGCTGCATCATCACCCTCAGCGGCGGACACAAAGTACAGGCCACGCTCTCCATACCGCAGCCTCGCAAGCCGCTCTTCATGGAGCAGATGGAAGAGCAGTTCATCAAAGAGTTCAACCGCAGCCAACCCCACGCGGTCAACAAGGCTGTTAAAATTCACATCATGCGCAACTAATAATTAGCAACAATATGGAACGAATAAAATCTTATCTCATCCACCTCCTCGGTGGAATCACAGAACAAGAGCACGCTCGCCTAAGCATGCTCAACAACCTCGCTCGTCTTCATAGCATAAAGCAAAAAGCCGACTTTCTCTATGGCACACCTCCCGAGGTGTGGTGCCGCAAGGTGTACAGTTACATAACAGACGAAATAGACAATATGGAAAAACTACCTAAGAAGAGCGAAGGAAGAAAGTCTATTAGTGATTATCAATTTAGAAAGGGAAGATTATGATTGACGAAAAGAAAATAGAACATGAAGCTATCTGTTATACGACAGATGGTTATGGTCAAAGCTGCAACAGTGAGACGAGCTAATAGAAGAATCATTCAAAAGCGGTGCTGATTGGGCAATACAGGAGTTTTTGAAGGATTTGTGGCATACTTACGATGAAATTCCAACAAGAAAAGATAGCAACATACTGCAATTCTTTGAGAATTATAGTGCTGATTCAGAAGATGACTTTGACGAATACTTCGAGTTAGCACATACCAAAGAAGGATTCACACAAGAGACTTGGGAAGAATTTGTGAACGAAGGTGGTGTTCCGTCTAAATGGCTCTATATTGATGATTTGTTCCAAAAGAAAGGAGGCGACAAATGAAAGCTACTGTAGTTATAGAAGGGGTCGACAATGGTCTTATCGTTCGCGGAAAAGAAAATGTACAAGTTTTAGAAAAAGTGAATGAAAAGTACGATAACATTTATGCTAAGCTTGGAGTTTATCTTTACAAGATCATGCGTTTAGGAATGAACGAATTACAGTCCCGCAAGATTCGAGTAGAAATTAACATTACAAATGCAGAATAATACGAAATACAAAAGCATTTTCTGTAGTTGAAGAACAATATAAAAGGATTGAATATGAGAACAATTAAGTTTAAAGCGAAACGTCTTGACAACGGCGAGTGGGTTTCGGGAGATTTGTCCCATTCCTTAGTTGGCAAATTAGACATCTTGGGATTTGTTGAAGAAGAAGATGGCAGAATGGGCTTTACAGGGGCTTATCCTATCGATCCAGATACCGTCTGCCAGTTCACAGGAATGAAAGACAGGGAAGGCAATGACATTTATGAAGGTGATGTGCTTAACGGGGAACCAGAATGTGAAATAGTTTTCACAAAAGGCACGTTTGCCACTCGCTCCATCGGCTACAACGGAAATGTTATACTCGACCCGCTGTTCTATTTCAAAAGAGAAGACGGAACATTGGACTGCAAGGTAATTGGTAATAAATTTGACAAATAGGAATTGTAAATAAACATAAATATAAAAACATAAGGACATGAAATTTGGAGTTATAGATTTTATTTGGGCATCGTTGCAGGTTGCCTTTATAGTGTTGAAGCTGTGCGGCGTGATAGACTGGTCATGGTGGCTTGTGTTTGCTCCTGTGCTGTTTGTTGTGCTTTTCTCTACACTTTGTTTTGTTGTTGTGTTTGGCATCAAGAATTATGCTGAACGCCGTGACCGCAGGGTGAAGGTAGAGCGGTATGGCACTGCCAATCCTCTTAAGATCCGCATGGTTGAGATGCAGCGTCGGAGGGAGGAGCTTGAGTGTATGCGCAAGGAGCTTAAAGAATCCGATGAGTTATTGGATAGATTGGAGAGTGAGAGACAAGGGGAAAAAGATTAAAAAAAGTAACAACATCAATAAAGTTTATGGACGAAACAATCAAGTCATACAAAGCCTTCGACGAAAACATGCAGTGCCGGGGCTTTCAATACGAGGTCGGAAAAGAGTATGACATGGATGGCGACATCCAATGTTGCAAGCGCGGCTTCCACGCTTGCAAGTCTCCATTTGAGGTGTGGAATTATTACGACATGCTAACCTCGCGCTTCGCCGAGGTCGAACAGTCTGGTAAGATTAGCACAAAAGATGGTACAACAAAGGTCTGCTCCTCACACATCAAAATCAAAGCAGAGCTAAAGCTTGCTGATATCATCAATATCGGTGTCGAGTGGTTAAAAGAGCTCACGTCGTCGTCTAAAATCAAGGATGATGACGGATTTGATAAGAAACAGATTAGCTTATCGGGCAGCTGCGCTAAGATTGGCTTATCGAGAGACTACACTCTAATTGGCTCATCGGGTAGCTACGCTAAGATAGGTTCCTCGGGCAGCTCTGCAATAATAGGCTCGACGGGAGCCCACACTCTAATTGGCTCATCGGGTATCTACGCTAAGATAGGTTCCTCGGGAGACTATGCTCTAATTGGTTCATCGGGCAGCTCTGCTAAGATAGGTTCGTCGGGAGACTACGCTAAGATTGATAGCACAGGAGAAAATGCTGTTATCATGTGTGCAGGCCGCGATTCTATTGCTAAAGCAAAGATTGGCTCATGGATAACCCTTGCAGAGTGGGGTTGGGTTGATAACAAGTGCTATCAGGTTCCCGTGTGCGTAAAGACCGAGCGTGTTGACGGAATCAGAATCAAGCCCGACACCTGGTACGAACTCAAAAACGGCGAATTTGTTGAAGTAAAAATATAATAATCGTCCTTATAGGATATAAAAAAACAAGGTGTATGAATAAATTAGAATATATCTTTGGCGATTTGGTAATGACAAACGGTGTACCTGTAGGCACTGCAAAAGATGTCGTTTACCGAGTAGTATCATCCGATCCATCAAAGACCTTGGAGCTTAACAATGGAACAGTCCTTAAAGGTGCCGTCTGCTTAGAGAACCTTGAAGGCGCAAAAATCGAAGACAAAGGTTTTCTCTTCTGTGAATGTTTCGCTTGGGTTAAGGATATTGTCCCGATTCCTATTACTCAAAAATTTCTATGCAAGAATGGGTGGCAAAGAAATGCTGTTGACTATGATTATGCTATAAATGACAAGCTATTCTTTTGTGCGTTTCCAAATAGCGAGACAGGAGGTATTGAATTAGATGTTTATAATAATATTGCTGTTCCTGATAGCTATGATGTGTGCCAAGACGATTTTTATCTTGGAAATATCTCATTCGTGCATCAGCTTCAACATATCCTTTGGGCATTAGGAATTAACGATGACATGGAGGTGTAGATATGAATATAATCACATTTGGCAAATATAAAGGTATGCCAGTTACAAGAGTTCTTAGAATTGACCCAAGTTACTTTGGATGGTGCAAGAATAATGTTCGTGGCTTCAAATTTTCTAAAAGAGACTACGAAATATACTTGGGATGGTTATCATTACAGCAAAATCATTTACAATTCACAGGATATTCTGATGATATGGGTAATATCAGATTTCTTTTTAGAAAAGTGGAAGAAGGTAAGTTTGATGCTTATTCTGATACAGAGTATCTTACTAAAGAAACATGTGGTGAATATCTGAAAAGTACAAAAGAACATTATTTTAGCAAACGTGTTTAACTGCTTTCGGGCATAAATATAAGAATATGACAGAAGAAGAGTTAATTAATATCAGAAAATCATTAATCTTACTTTGCAACAGATATGAAAAAAGTATAAGAATAGAAGAGTATAAGGCAGTGGAAGCTGTTGAAAGATTTATTGATAGAATATTGGGTGTTTAACCACCTTCGGGCATAAAAGATAGAGTATGGAAGAAAAGACAATTCAGAAGACCGTTTATATAGCAAAAGACGGCAAAGAGTTTCTTGATAAAAAGGAATGTGAGAAGTATGAGAAAGAATTTCTTGATAAGATAAAATACTTTTCTATATACTACAACTTTGATTATAATGAAGGACGAGGGTTTCAGAAAGTTGTCCATGTAGCTGTAATTCCATCAAGATATGATTATGCAGAAGTCATAGCTGAAAAATATGCTATAGATGTTCTTAATAAAGGGGTTTTTGCAGATAACGGTTGTATGGGCTATGGTTTACAGAAAACATATAGTTTACATAACTCAACAAAAGAATCATTCGAGAATAACGAAGGGGTTAATTGGGGTTGTAATTCTTCACATGGAACACAGGTCTTTATTTCTGAAAATGTAGTAGAAGGATTTCCTGAGCCATACAACTATAGGAAGGAATGGGGAATAAAATAATTGATTAATAAACATAAATAGTAGTAATATGAATATATTCAACAATTTAAAATCAGTATTAAAAGACATAGATGGTGTAACCTACATCAATGGTATTAAGATAGAGGGAGCACAGTCGATAACCATTGACAATGGAAAGGTCTATGTAAATGGAAATTTGCAGGAAGACCTTAGTACACCTTCTATAGAGATAAAGGTAGAAGGTAGTGTTGGCAGCATCAATACTACAAGTGGTGATGTTACTATTAATGGTGATGCAAATTCTATCAACACAGCAAGTGGTGATGTTCGTTGTCATGAAGTTAAAGGTTGTGTGCATACAATGAGCGGCGATGTTACTTGTGGTGATATTGCTGGCAGCGTAAACACTATGAGTGGTGATATATATAAAAAGTAGTAAACCATCCCTTAAGGGATACAAATAGTAGTAATATGAAACATAAGTTTACGGTTGTCATTGAATCTAATGACGATTCAGAGGACAGAGAAGTAGTTAAGGATTGTCTGCAAGAATGGCTTGAAATGAATTGTGGGCAAGAGAAAGACTTGGGTGGCTATCCAGACTGGAAGTCAGTAGTAGTTAAGTAATTAACCATCCTGCAAAGGATATAAATATAAGTAATAAGGATAAATGTAATTTAAATTTAAAGAAGTATATTGGTACTAAGGCCATCTCTCAAAAAAGAATATGATAAAAAGAAGTAAATTTAAAATAGGAGAATTTCTTGTAACAAGAAATGGAAATATATTTATTCATGATGGTTATGTGAGTTCTGATGGATATGGGTGTTTAATAGGCATGACTTCTAATGGCACAATACTAAAGCAAAGTGACTGGGGAAACTTTATGCGTTATCCTATAGACCATATAGCCTCCGATGAAGAAAAAGAGATTCTTATACGAAAAATAATGTATGCAAAAGAGATTTTAAATTATTAGCTAACCACCCTCTCCATGTGACAGGTGGAGAGGGTAAAAAGAAGAGAATATGGATATAAAAATATCAGAATGCAACCATGAAATCATGGTTAATGGTTTTGCTATGCGTAAACATGATAAGGCTACAATACATGAAGTGTTACGCATAGCAGCAAAAGCTATTGAAGAAGCACAACGTGATTTATATTTAAGATGGATTGAGGAGGAAAGAAAATGAGCGTATATGTAACAATAGACTTGAATAGATTGATGCGTAGTAATCTGTCTAATAAAGAATTATATGATTTCATGTTTGAAACATTCCGTGATAGCGTTCCAGATGAATCTCATGTAAGCCTTATAACAGAAATGTTTAAGGTTATGTATGATTCAGATAAAAAAGATGCACTCGTTGCCATGTTGAAAGATATGGGTGATGATGCTAAGTCTGTAATAGAAGAATATTTTAAAAGTATTCCTTCTGAATGTTTACAAGATTACGAAACAATGATAACCCGTTGGCGGAATTAATTTAAGTTGATAAATATGAGTAAAAAGTTGTACATATCGCTGATTTTTAGTAACTTAGTGGTGATCAAAACATTAAGTTCAAACCATCGTATGTACAAC